TCACTCTATTCTCCCCAGCTCTGCTGGGGGCTTAATGGACGTTCAGTTACTATTTCTATTTCTTTGAAAGATTTATTTTATTACCACTCTATTGTTTCTCCAATAAATTTCTGAATTAATTCATTTATATTACTTGGATATGTTTTTACTACATAATCTGTATCAAGTATTATCTTTGTAATGACATTATTATCATCAAAATGAATACCTCCAACCGTACCACCAGGCACTCTAATAGCAAGGCACTTTTGATTTTTGCACCATTTATTTGCCAATATGTAATGATAAAACATATCGTAGTGATTGTTTCTTGAAATACCTGAAACTTCGTCTAATTCTTTTGTCAAATCACACCTATACTCTTCCATATAGGATATACAATGTTCTAATTTCATTTTGTTTCTTATTCTGCTTTTTGTCAGCCGTATTATAACTGCCCATACGCATGCTAGTTTCATTCAACGCCGCCGGATTTGACTACTTCTAATGCAACAGCCACTCCTCTGGCATAACCTTTTGCTTCATCAAATTGTAATGGATTTTCTTTTGCGCATCGTTCCTTTTCTTTATCAGCAAGTCCTAATTCTAACCGCAATCCTTCCACAACCTTATCCACGTCATAGGCTGTTCTTCAATCGCCTGTTCCAGATTTGGTGTCACATCAACCAACACATTGTTTCTCAAAGACTGCATCAATGCACTTCTGCTAATCAAATCACCGCTCATTTTTCCTTACCTCGCTCTATTTTCCCGCCAATTACGGAGTCTTCCAGTTGCTCGGAAATCCCATTTTATCATCATGCAACATACAATCCCCATGCCTGCCACAAAAAACACAATACCTGCAAGTTTCCTTATTTTCATCACCACCAAAATCTTGCTGTTCGCAATATTTTTTTATTTCTTTCGCAATATGTAATGGTATTTTAAAATCCATATTTCCCTATCCTTTCTTATCCCTTAATTCTTTCAATGTGGCTTCGGCTTCTTCTCTGGCGAGGAAGACCGTCTTGCCGAAATCCTCATATTTGAATTCCCACGAACCAAAACATTTTGATGGAATGGCGGCATATTCTCCCTGAAATCCATGATAATCGTTCCACCACTCATTTATACGGCATATCTTTCTAGGCTTTACATCACCATCTTCTACAACGAAAATTTCCTGACCTATCATTATTTTTTGGTACTTATCTTCTAGTTTCAGCAGTTTCCCTTGTTCCTCAAGGTCTTCATACGCTTTTAGCCTTTCCACTATATTCCTGTATGGATTCCCCTTTGTCACAAATTCCGGCAATCCAGAACAATTATTCGGATAGCATACAGGAAATCCATTTACTAATTCAGCTTTTGTCAATCTCTCCATATTTCCCTTTCCCTCCACAATCCCTCTAAGATTATTTACATCGAGCATCCATTTCAATTTTGTCAATATACATCTGCAACGCCTTTTTAACTACCATTTTTTCTTCTTCATACATGAGCATTGGCACTTTCACATTTTCAATTGCTCCAATAACTGTTTTCGCAAAATATAATTCCTTGTTCTGATTTTCCATTTCATTTTACCTTTACATAATGCCCCTAAATCCCATAATGATATTGTACAGGAGAGTTGAGGAGCTGTAACAATCAAATGTTTCTTCTATTGCCTTTTTGACATTCATAGTAAATCACACAACTTACGCTGCATTTATAACTATAGGGGTTAGAACACCCTCTATCCCATATCGCTCATTGAACGCATTTGGGAATACCTTCATCATAATTTGTAATGATCCGTTTACATCACTATTGATAAGCAATCCAGAGTTACTTCTAAACAACCCTCTTTCTATCCGTCTTGACTTATCGTAATTCTGTTTAATAGTTTCTTCTCCATCTAAGAAACTTGTTCCTGAAGAATAACTCTCCTCAGTTTCAATATATTTAATTCCAACATTTTCACATTTATATTTGAGTTGCTGTAACAACATCTGATAAGGAATACTCACAAACTTCTGATTGCTTTGTTTACCCATATCTATACTCTGTTTCCATTCCTTATTCTTGCCTACTACCAAAGTGTCAATATCATTTTCTGCACACCACTTCACTACACAAGCACTTGCATTGTGCATATAGTTCTTGATCCTCTGATATCTTTTAAATGTAATAGAATCCAGTTTCTTAGACCAGTCTTTTCCATGACGTATTTTCAATAAAGATTTTTCTTTCGCCAATCGTTTGTTATAGTATTGATTGATACTTTTGATTCCCTTGCCGTTAATAATAATTGGATTCAAACCGATATTATTTGTCATAGTTACAAGATTATCTACACCCAAATCAATACTTGCTATGCGATTGCTTTCTGTTTTTACATCTGGAACTTCTGTTTCATAGACAATTTCCATTACATAACAGGAACCTTTTGGAATAAATCTGACTTGAATGATTCTGCCAAGGCAGCGACATTTCCATTCATAATCATTAAGTAATCTGTTCCTGATATAAACCGTTCCTTTTTCATAGTCATAGACCAACTGATTATTGGGAATCATCCAAGGAAACCTACCGTCCTTTTTTAAATACTTTGGCAACTTAGGCATACCAAGATATTTTGACGGATTATTCTTCCAGTCTTTTATTGCTCTGAAATAGGATTTCCAGTTTTTATCTAAAACTCTTAGAGTACAATTCGCTGGTTGACTGAATGTAAGTTTGTAATTTTCGTGTGTCTTAAATTCAAAATTCATTTTGTTATATGATATATATTCTCCGTTATTTATGAATTTCTGTCTTATTTCATAATTTGCTTCATTGTAAAGATTCTTAGAATGAAAACACTGTTGATCTATAACTTTGAATTTTGGATGATTCTTTCGTATGATTATTTGCTCACGCCTTTCTACTTTTATTTTTTCACCTCCAATCTTCTATCAATGAAACCTTCGTTTTATTGCTACTTTTTCTTTGCCAAATATATATTACCTCGTATTCGTTTCTTAAATGGATTGGTTTTATCGTCTTCAATATCCCACTCTATAAGCGGTTTTAAGAATTCAACCATTCCATGCGCAATTTGTTCTTTTATATGTTCTATCGACTCATTATTATCAAAGACTATATCAGACGATACCTTCTGTATTTCTCGATCTATAGTATGTATCTGTGGTCTTTGTGGACATAACATACCTTTTAATTCCGCAATTTCTTCTCTAAGTTGTCGTTTTGTTTTAAAGTTTTTAAATAATTTCATAAGTTTCCTCATTCAAGAATCCTAAAGTTTACATACTAAAATTTCTATGTCTGTGTCACTAAATATCATATGAATCTGATCCGACACAGAACTCCAAGCAAGTCTATCTAATCCTGCTCCGATAGTTGGCATAGCAACTTTAATAATGTTATTCTCTATGCATATTTTCTTCATTTTCTGCAAAGCAATTCTCATAGTAATAATCGTTGGCTTATGAAAATATCTTTCTTTCGTAACGAGATTAAGCACTCGTCCCTCTAAAATACAATCGCCACCAATTCTATGTCGATTATAACGATCCAAATAATCGGGATCTTTAGTATGTAATTTATTTTTCATATCAAATCGCTTATTAAACTCAACAACTATACCTTTTCCCATCCCAAAATCAGCACTTATACAATGTGCTAAATAATAATCCTCTGGAACAGAAAATAAATCTCTTACTTTTTCTATATAAGTCATCTTTTCAATCTCCTATTAAATTCACCAGATTCCCACATTTTAAATAAGTTATGTCCCATTTTTATTTCTCTATTTGTTCTTTCATTTTCACAACCGAGAACAATTTCATAGAACTCATTTTCAGATTCATGAATAAAAATCCTGTACCCAAGATCAAAAAGTCTTGTATGCAAAAAACCCATTTGCATAGTATTTATCGTACTTTTACCCATTCTCAATTGATTTTTTGTTGTTTCCCAACAATGGAAAATAGGCATATCAGGATCATACTCATAAAAATGTATCGCTTTTTCCATAAGCCTCACCTCCAGTTAAAACGGAAATTTTATATACTAATTGTAGATATATACATCGATTCTTGTTCCTTCATAATTTCCTGATAAGTTTTTACAAATCTCTCCAGAATCATTTTTATCTATAAAATTTATTAAAGATTCAATAATATTATAAAATTCTTCCATTAACCAATAATGTGTATATGAAATATGAATTCCGTCACATAGTAACTGTGTCAAAAAGTTTTTGGCATCATGCTTACATCTCCAAGTTTCATCATTATCTAAATTGACAACTCCAATATAATCAAAATATTCATCTTCTATTTCAATTTCTCTACCAGTACAACCAAAATTATTATAATTTCTTAGACTATAATCACCATCTGTATAGAAACAATATTCAATTTTTATTTTCATACATTTCTCCACTTTTCTTTGAAACTCGTGTTTTATTTCTTTCCATTTTCTGTATCCACTTACTCCTTTTCCTGCTATAATAATAAAAAGGAGGATAAATATATGTATAAAATACTAATGATTGATGACGATGAATTTAGATTATCTGATTATTCTAATTTTCTAAAAGAATCTGGGTTTATTGTTGATAGCACATCAGATATAGAATTATTTTACTCAAAAACCATCAATAGTGATTATGATGCTATAATCTGTGATATACGCTTATCAGCCAAGAATCTTTTTGATGAAATTGATAGTGATCATGATAATAAAACAGGTCTTGCTTTATGCAAAAAAATTCGTGATAATGGAAATGATGCTAAACTTATCGCTTTAACATATTCTACACTTCCAGAAGCTGTAGAATGGTTTTCACAAGACGAATCTGTTGCTTACTGTCGCAAAGAATATTACCCACCATTGGAATTCGCAATTGCTTTAAAAAACATACTTGATAATCCAGATATGATGTTTGGAGAATTAGAACAAGATGATACTCTACAACACCGTATATTAGTAACACGCAATAATATCCCTAATACTAATAATGAAATTATTGAGCGACTAGATAAAATCATTGAAGCGATAGAATCAAGTGATAATAAATCTTTTAAATCATCTGTCACAGATTTTCTTTCTCTAGCCGCTAATATTTCTGGAATTATATCTTCTACACCTACATTTCTGGAATTAATTTCTTCACTCAGCAAATTATTTTAAAAATTATTTAAGTATCAGAGAGAACTGTTATATTAATCATTCTGTACAACAGTTCTCTTTTACAAAATAATCGTTTAAGCACTAATTCTATTTGTCTTTTAATATATACTTTCCTTTTCAACATGGATACCCTTCTCTTAAATCACCATCACAGCGATCGTAAAAATGTCCATTGAATACCTGACTCTCACATTCCTCATTCTGACATTGATAAATATCGCCTTCTTTTTCTATCCAACTATGAGGATATATCCAATAATGTTCTGAATACCTTGTATGTCCATAATAATCAATACACCTTAATTCTTCTCCGCAATACGGACATTCCACTACTATCACCTCTATCCACTTGAAAGTTTCATTCTATGGCTGTTCTTCATCACTTATAATTCCAATGCTGCGCATGTAATCCTCTTCCAACGTTAAAACCTTTTCAATGATATCCTTACTGATATCGCATCTTTCTGCAATAAAGTTGATTGCATCTTCATAATCATATACTGGAATGTTGTTATCCATATCATATTTCCTCCAATTTTCTTTAAACTATAAGTTACAATTCACGGCCTAGCCGATAATGAGCAGAGGTGGTTATACCAGAAATACCACTAAATTAGCAATAGTAACTTTATTGATTATCCATATTCTTTAAAATATCTTTCAAGGCACTGATATGTTTATAAATATTATTTGCTATTTCTGTTTCCATATCGCCCTTAACATCAGAAAACTCATCATCCAATCTTCTTACAAGTTCTTTCATCCCAATAGATACATCATATTTTTTTAATATGATTTCATCCTTGTTTACAAAAATTTCAAGCTGATCTCCTTCTTTGATCAAAAATTGCTTTCTAATTTCTCTCGGAATAACAACTCTGCCTAAGTCATCTATTCTACGAATTATACCTGTCTCTCTCATATTTTATTTTTTCCTTTCTTTACTAAGTTGAAATCAAATATTCATCGTAGTTCTATTCCTAAATTCCTACTTGCATTTATTGCTTCCTGTTTTGACATTTTTCTGACTTTATTATTTTCATAAACTGTATATACAGAAAAATCTAAGTCAGAATCTAATAAAACATTTATCATTTCTAAATTCTGCGTTGTAATTACAGGAGGTTTTTCTTCTTTTGCAATATTGACATATTTATACAATTCTGTATGATGTGTTTCTTTATTTGGGTAATATACAATATCGTTTCTCATATCAATATGTAATGTAGAATCCGCATAATTTTCTACCAAATCATTTTTACCTAACAATAAAATCATATTTCATCTCCATAAAATGAATTTTTCATTGTCTTATATAAAAGCTGCTATAGGAATTTCACCTATAGGATATTCTTCTGTACCGCTTCAGCAAATACATACACAAATATTTTTATACTCACACCGCCACGCCGTCAGTTTAACGGAAATCTCTGGTAGGTGTTCTTGTATGCTCTTACCCACTCCAGCAATAATTTTCTGGTATAGACAGCATTACTCATCACCAACGATGTACCGCCTATACTTTCTCATTTATTTTTTAATAAGCCTTCCCACAACTCAACCACTGGTCATCCGTAAATCCCTGATCGTGCACAATCAGCCAGTGCCCTCGAAATTATTCGTTCAGAAGGTTTCATTATATCCACCTACAAGTTTTTGATCTTTCAGTCGTGGTGAGCCTTTCACTCCTCCAGCACTCATGCACAGTTCAGATACTTCATATGCTGAAGCCGATTACCTGTCTCGGAATACTTACCTTTATGTAAGCGTTACCTATCGTGAGCATATTATTGTCTTAAATGCGTTTATCTTTCGCCAACGACTGTTTTTATTTATAAATAGTACTCTGTTTCTTCATCAATCCACTCAATGAACTCATTAACATCATCATTTTCTATCAAACGATCAGGAATATCACAACTATATGATGCAACTTCTCCACCACAATTATATTCCTTATAAACATTTAATTTTCTACTTTCTAAATCGCAATGTATATATGTGTAATATAACCCACTATCTACTTTAAATCCTTTTTGATAACCATAATTGCCACCACACACAAAAGTATCATATTTAAAACCTGCTTTTACGAGATGATTCACTATTTCTGAGTTTGATTCTCCAATAAAATCTTTTAACCTTCCCATTATTTTTTATCCTTTCTCAACTTAAAATGTTAGTTTCATCGCCATTTAATATCATATCCGCAAAGAGTATCAAAAACATTTCTTTGCTCTTCTATAACAAATCCCATATTCTCTAATTCTTTTGCATATAACTCTGGACATGTATCAACAGTAAGACATGTATGATTTCTACCATCTAATTCTGCTTCCATAATCCAATGAAAACACTTAGACAATTCACATGTTGATTCCTCAAAGTTGGAAAGTATCAGATTTTTCTTTTCTTCTAAATCCAAAATATCTTTCGCTACTTCTTTAAACTGTAACATTGTAAGACTCATAACTACTCCTCTCCTACATTCACAAACCGTTCAATATATTCTCTGTTTTCACCCTTAAAAATCGGAATATTTTTATCAATGATCCAACGGTTTCTAATCGTTTCTGAATCTGTAGATTCTGGTGTGGCATCAAGATAATTTTCCTTTAAAACGCAGCTCCCACGCTTCTGATATGTAGGAAAGTCATTCCAATTAATACCTTTCTGAGTCATGAGCATATCCTGAATGTCATTACAAGATTTAAACTGTAACTCCTTATGACTGAAATTTGCTTGTCCTACCATCTGAATACTATTCCTAGAAGCGTCAAGTTGTCGCCAATAGAAGTAATTACATGTTTCTTCTTTTGGAATATTAAAGACTCTGGCATCAAACATGGCTCCTTTCTGTGCTGCCCTATATAGAATGCAAGAATACTCTTCTTCCAACGATCCCTTAATGTGCAATTCTCCTACCATGTCACGGAAAATCTTATTGAACGCCATAGTTGCCATACTTGCAGAAATACTACACATTTTCTGCATTTCATAATCAAACCATGCCGATGTTTCAAATCTCTGGTAATCAATTAACAACAAAGAGATTTCGTCCGATTGAACATACGCTAATTGACATCCCTGAATATTTTCACAGAGATATTTTGCTGTTTCCTGCATTGTCATAATAAGAACATCATCAAATGGTCTTTTAAATCCTCTGGTGAACGTATGAAATGCCTTGCCGTCAAAGACGAAGGATGACTGGCATACGATTCATCAATACACTTTTATGTACTGCTTCATATTTTTTCATTCGTTTTGCAATATTACTATTGTCCATCCTGTATAACTCCTTTCTTTTCTAAAATAAATTTACTTGTCTTAAATGATGTAATACGGTTTGAGAACAGCAATTATATTTTTTGGCTATATCATAGTATTTCATTCCAGAAATAAACATATCTTCCCATTCCTTATAAAATTGCTTGTATCCCTCAAATCTCTTATATATTCCAACTTTTCTTAAATATTTTAGAACTGTTGTATTATCTGCTCCATATAATCTAGCAATATGCGTGTAACCCATTCCATTTAAATACAACTTTTTCCATTCTTCATAATAATCTTCATAAGATGGATAAAATTTCTCTTTATAATCCCATTTATATTTATAATCAGGAAATGGACATTCTCCAATAAATTCAAAGAACTGTTCCATTTTCTTTTTAGGAATGTAAATTGCATATTGATATTTGTTAGTTGATTTATTTTTGCCAGCCTTACATAATCTTGCACCAAAATCAGATAATTGAGGAAGTAAAATTCTTTCTTGCTCGTTTTTATCAAAACAATTAGTGGCAATTTTTATACATTGACTATTATTTTTAGAAGAGTTGCATATGCTACCATCTCCTATATACCAAATTAAACATATTAAGGGATTTAAAATTAAATCTTCTGGAATATGCTTAATTCCATTTTTATACCACCTATAATATTCAGCAGTAAATCCTTGATCTGTAATCGTTCTAAACGTATACCGTAAATACTGCTTCTTTGTTCTTTTATCAATATATTCATACTTTCTTATTCCCTCTTTATATGAATAATCTATAAAATCCTTACATACAAACTCAACATGTTGCTTTGATTTTGAAACATATGTAAACTGTGCATTTATACCGTTCTTACACTTTATCAGACTACCATCGCCTAATAGTGCACCACATAACTTATTTCTTTGATATTCTGACAATTCTACTCTATTTGAAACACGCCAAGATCCTTGTTTATGAGCTTTTATCCCATAATCTTTTAAGTTTCTTACAACAGTGTCAATAGAACAATTAAAGTATTTTGCAGTTTTAGCTTGTGATAATTTCTCCACTACATATTTTTGGTGCAGCTCATTTTTGTCCAAAATAATTCTTTTACTCAATTCTTAAAATATTCCTTCTCATTAATCTTGTATTAGGAATCTTCTCATAAAATGTTTTCATACGATTTCCCTAAATCATCTCTTTTCATCTTTTTATCACTCATACTATTTCTCCGTTTCTACTTTATCCCATTGCGCACCACGAATACGACCTGCTTTATATAGTTCATCCATTTCTGCCTTCATCCACGTTTTGAAAGATTCATAATCAAAATTATCATCAACATCTACTTCCCACTCCCACGCACCAAAACATTTATTATATGCTTCTATTGAATTAATCCCTAATTTCTCAAAAACTCTCTCAGCATATGTATTAGGTCTGATACCACCAGGAGCACAATCAATTCCAAAATATATCTTCATAAAATTTCCTCCAATTTCCACAATGAAATGCGGCATTTATTACCCACACAGCATGTCTAAAATCTCATAAAATGGAGCAACATATGGTCTTTGCCTTACACCATACTCTTTCTCATACTCAGAAAGCAGAGTCTGTAACTCTTCGTATCTCTTATTGATTGTATCTAACCTACTCTGACGTTCCTTTTCTAACTTTTCTCTTTTTACTTTTTCTACTTCAATTCCCCGTTCATATTCACAGCATTCCTGCTCTGTGTTAAAAACCTTACCATCATCACTTATGTATCTCATAAACTAACATCCTCCTTGTTAAAATAAATAATTTCACACATTTCTTTTGAAGTTTTGTTTACTTTTACATCTTCACCTTTCTTTTTTCTTGAATTAACATATTTCTGGAAATTAATAATAACCGCCATTTACCCATCCTCCTCTATGCACATTTTTTAAGATACTGCTCAAAATCCTTTTTCATATGTATAAAATTACGTTTTTGATTCATAATTAAATTCTGATCTTTTTCAAACTTAGGTAGCCACTCATTTAATAATTCACTCTTCCCTAATTGATCAGCATATCCAACCAGTGCAACAAATGATGGTCTATTTACATCAGATAAAAAATCAGAATTAATGTCTTCTATGACTTCCGAAAAGTCATCTGTCATCATTTCATATAACTCAATTTCATCATCATCCACATTGCCATTCACATATTCTTTAATAATATCTTTTGCCGTAATTGTTTGATTTTCTATATCACCTTCTTCACTGATACAATTATTTTGTATAAAATCGTCCATAACAACTTCTAAAATATGTAATTTATCCTCGATTATCCCTTTATCTTTTGTAGATTTACATCCATCAAGTTCTGCAAAGGAAAGATTATTTGTGTATTCCCCACTCCCTTTTACTAATTCATATTCACGGTCAATTTTTACTTTTATTCTTTTAAATTCTTCATAATTCTCTAAAAACATCTGGAAGACATTATCTTTCAATTCTCTTTTACTAAATCTTTCAAAGAGCATAAACCAAATAAGTGCATTTTTAGTTGAGAACAATTTCCCCGTTTGAGGAGTTATTACATTAAGCAGCCTGTCTAAGTAAGAGCCAAAATTATCAAACATTTCTTTTGTTGCGTTATCATTTAAATGTTTTCCAATTTTTTGTGCCTGCTTATTCCATGAATCAAAAAAATTCAATCCCATAATTGCCTCTGATACAACTTTATCCACAGTTCCATTTCTATCTGCATTTTCTGAATAATTTGCACAATCATTAAAGAATGCGTGCCCAGATAACTCTTTTACATATTTTGCCGTATTATGCATATAAGCAGATATTTTTTGAGCCGTGACCATAGGTCTTCCAGAATTATATCTGACAATGTGTCGCCCAACTTCTTCGTCAGTACAATCCAAATGCTTTACAATATCTACAGGGCAGTTATCAAAATCTTCTTTTAATTTATCTGGAAGTTCTTTATATCCCTTTCCACGTAAATCGTAAGAAACATTTTGATATACAATCTCTCCATCTTTTCCCTTTATTGCCTCTTGGTATTCAATTATATATGGGTCTATTTTCCTCCCCAAAGCGAATTTCCCAGCTTTATAATTAGCAATAGTAGTAGAACGCTGAAGACCATCAATTAGCCAAAGTACAACACCTTGATCTGTAAGTTGCTCACATATCTTAATTGGATCAAAATCTTCATTTTTAATAACCGTAACAATGAAATTATCACGAGTATTATTATCCCACTGCCCTGATTTTCTTTGTTGAGGATGATTATCCCTTAAATCTCCCCTATTAATCATTCCAGAAAGTTTAGATACCATGTATGTATCTCTTTTAATTTTATCTCTTAATAATTTCATGATTCTTATATCCTTTCTACTAATGGTCTAAGTGACTTAATTCGCTCATCTGCCAAAATTCTTTTCATAGAATTTTCGAAATGTTTTAGTGTAATATGTAATTCTTCACATATTTCATTAGGAGTATTGTTATCCGACAAGAGAAAAGCTATTTTCCTCTGTAAAGGAGATAAACTATCAAGATACCTATTTGCCTCTTCACTCCATTCTTCTCTTTTATCTTTTTCAAATAATTCTTTCTCAATAGAGAAATCAGATGCAATAATATCTCCTATAGTAGAATTTTCATCATCACCAATCGGTGCATCAATTGAAATCGACATTCTATCTGCTTTACGTTTTTCACAATTTCTTCTTGTCATTTCTGTCTTAACCTTATTTAATAAGCATGAATACAGAAAGGCATCAAATGACTGGGAATCATCGTATCTTGCCATTACATCTACAAACACTTCATTTGCCAATGAATAAAAATCATCCAAATCTTTGTCTGATAAACCGCCAAATTTTAATAAAATCCTATCAACTATCTTATGAAGTTTTTTTGCATTGTTTGAATAATATGTAATTAATATCTCATCCATATTGATACACCTCTCAATAATTATGTATTATTTATTTCTACATCTATCTGATGTCTTATTCATACATTCCTGAAAATTTGGTTCTTTTGTATAAACCTTATCATGACACCTTTTACATTCGTGAAACCTTCTTGCTGAAGATTTACCATCTCTTCTTTGCTCATATGTAGTGCCAGTTGCCATTACAGTCATACATCTTTTACACAACATTTTCTGTTTCCTCCTCTTCGACTACTCGATATGTAAATTTTCTTTTTGCTAGTCCTCTAACAACTTTATCAATGGTACTTCTATCAAGATTTCTAAAATCCATTTTCAATACATTTGAAATAATTAGTAACTCATCTTTTATTTCTCTTCTCTTTCTTCTATTCTTTCTCCACTTATTTCTCTCTTCCCAAGCACCGTACATATCTATTTTTTCTTCGAGTTCAACTTTATGTACCATATTACTAAATTCTTTATCTGCATCAGATAATAATCTGACCAGTTCTTCTTTTCTCTTTTGCGCTTCTTTCAATATGTCATCACATATTCCAAATTTCTCAATCCATTGTGTGATTTGATCAGGAATTATGTAATTTTCATTTTTTATTGTTTTTCTATCCTCGGATGAATTTAATTTATTTTGCCCAACATCCAAAATAGGTTCTACCTTAAAATTTAATCTTTTCAATGTTTTTGGCAAACTATCAAAAATATTCTTTGCTTTTGACTGCTCAAATAATGTTTTTTCATGTTCCGCACATGTAACAGGGGCACCATTTTGATTTAGCCTTATATACACCCCTTTATGATTTTTAATTACATAGTCCATTTTTTCTTCCTTTCCTATAAAATTCCCTAAAAATGGGTATAAAAAATACAGTGTACTTAAAACACTGATTTAATGGATCGTATCTGACTTGAACAGATGACCAACTGGTTATGAGCCAGTTGCTCTAACCAACTGAACTAATGATCCGCAGCAAGGGTAGCAGGATTCGAACCTGCAATATAGGAACCAAAATCCTATGCCTTACCATTTGGCGATACCCCTATATCTTTATTAAATTATTCTAGTTTTGAATCTGTGCAGAATCGCTTGAAATTACCACTTGACCAAAATGTTTCAAATATGTAATAATACAAGTGAGCGTTTCTGCTCAATCAAATTCATAAAATGAATTTGTATGTATACATAAGACCTGTCCGATGGTGTTGCAGCACCGTTTGAGGATGGGTCTTTTTGTTTAGTTGTTCCTGACAATGATAAGTATAGAACATGTGTTTGTATTTGTCAATAGGAAAAACAGGAACGCATGTTCTATTTTATTCCAGTTTTATTCTCTCAACAATACAGTTCTTTGAATACCATATGGTCGAATCTGTCTTATATCCTGTTTCTCAGTAAATAATTTAAGTTGCGAAATAAAATCATCACATAAAGAAGCTACAGTTTTTACATCTTCAAAAACTTCCTTATAATCACTCCCTTTTTTTTGGACGAATACAGTATCTACATTCTCATCTGCTAAATCTTGTATAGCAACCAAAATCTTTGCATTTTTCTTACATTTTTTTATTGCTTCTTCTACGGACATCTCAATATATCGCATAAAAAGTAATCTCCTTTATATTATTCTCCGAAATTAGCCGCATATACTCTGCGAATTTCATTTTGTTCTTTTACATCTGTCACCGATCCAATTTTTTTCTTAATACGTTCATTACTAATAACACGCATTTGTTCTCCAAGTAATATCGAATCCATTTTTAAGCCAGTCTTATCACTTTTCTTTATAAGAGTATGCGTTGGCTGATTAGGATTTTTAAATATTTTTGTGGAAAACGGCATTACAATAGTTGTTGAACTATGTAAATTGCCAATATCATTTTGAATGACAAGTACTGGGCGTATACCACCCTGTTCTGACCCAATACTTCCACTCAAGTCAGCTTGTACTATATCATATCGTTTAACTTCCATATCGCATCCTCCTTCCCTCTGAGTTATGTAAAATCTTACATTTTTGCCTTTGATACTTCATATTATACAATATATATATTGTAATTACAATATATATATTTATATAATTTTCAACAAAAATATTGTATAATCATTGTTTATATTGTATAATCATCTCAAACATTAATCAAGAGGTGACATATGCTGCATCAAACTTCAAAAGAAATATTAGCAGAAATCAAAAAATATATGGATATAGATGATATTCAAGTTAAAGATTTAGCTGTTCGTATTCATAAATCACAACAATCTGTTAGCCAATATTTTAATAATGGAAACCCCAACTGTAATACTCTAGTTGATATATGCAATGCTCTTGATCTTAAAATTGAAATAAATAAAAGTGATACTACTTCTAAATAATACAGTTTTTACTGTACAATAAACAGTACTGGTAAAATGAAACCATAATTTTATCTTGTCTTCATGTGCAGAAATACCTATTTTATACACTTTTGTGCTTTTAGATGGTTGATCATATTACAGTTTTATCCATTGCTTCCATATTTTTAGTATAGAAATAAGGATTTTTCTATGCTAAACTGGCTAATATCAAAGATAAAATTATGGTTTCTATATTGGTCAGTATGCTTTTATACATACTGACCATATGTAATTTTAAACACTTATCCGCCTTGCTTTTAAATCATTCAAAGCTGCCATACCCTTTAGCTTATCATTTTGCTTTAAATTTTGTAATGGTGTACTCTGTTGTAACATCTCTGTTGGCGACTGTTCATATGCTTCACACATAGCACAAAATGTTTTCATTACATCAGCCCACTCAGACTCGTCAATCCACTGTATATATGGAGTACCTCCTCTCTGCTTTACACAGATCCCATACTTATACTGAAGATTCTTATATAATTCATTCCACATCTTGCTAAAATGAATTCCTGTCACAGCAGCAAGCTTCCTGATACCAGCGTTAAGTTTATTCCTGTCTTTCCATTCAAGAATTCCTTCAGCAAGAGCTTTGTTATCATTTTCTAATTTCTGGATGTGGCGATTTTTAAATTCTACCAACTTTGCAGAAGCCACTGCTACTGCCGTTGCGTCACCACTTGCAACTGCCATTCCTACCGATAACATAAGACTCTGTTCTTCGTCAATATCTTGTGTCTTAGTTTCATCAGAAGCTTTTTCTTCTATATTTAGTAACTGTGTCCGAACTTCCTTTGCAACTTCAGAATCTCTAAGCAACATTCCTACACGTAAAATCGCTCTACGAGGAAATAATAAGTTATTTCTATGATTAAATTTAATTCCATCACATACAAAATAGCCTCTCTCATTAGCAAAGTTCTTTGAGGACTTTGCTAAAATTTCTTTCGTTTCTTGCCCAGAAGCATTAACCAATCCATCTTCCAAAAGTTCTTCTCGATTATCTTTTACCAATGAAGCTATTGCCTCTAAGCCAGTTCCATAATAATCTGCAACCTGTGCAATTACTGCAAAATCTGTTCCTGAAATAAGTAACAACTCTTTGACTTTTTCTAATACCTCATAATGCTCTGCACACTTATCTCTAATACTCCTATCAGCAATAATGTTTTCGTTTTGTTTCTCTTTAATTCTCATTCTATCATTTCCTTTCTGTAAATAAGTTTTGATCAATAGTTCCACTAACTATTTCTACAAAACTTTTCACATTTTTTCTAAAATTATACTTGCGATACTCAATATTAAATTATCAAGGTACGATTTTTGAAAATTCGACTTGAAATAGTCCAGAAAGTACGATAAAATAAAAAAGATTAGGACTTAGTTCAAATCATTTGGCGAATGGCAACTTCTAAACTTTGGTCGGTGAAGAGTTGCTATTCTCATTTTCCATTAGTTTTTCAATTGATAAACCAAACAATTTTTGTAATTGTAAGGCTACTTTTAATGATGGATTCCTATTTTGATTTTCAATGTTTGAATATGCTGACTTTGTAATTCCAATTCTATCAGCCACATACTGTTGAGTCCATTTATTCTTCAAACGGATTTGTTTTAGCTGGGTCATAATTATCTCCTTTCCAGTTATGTATTCCGTTTGAATACATATTTATTGTATTCTATCAGAATACTTTTGTCAAGAGGTGATTTTATGTTTTTTTTCTTTTTCCCTAGTTTTTCTGAAAGACTAAAAGAATTAAGGACTTCCAAAAAACTTACTATGGAGCAGCTTGGTAAAGAAATTGAAACCACAAGGGGTACTATTGGTAATTTTGAAAACGGAAACAAAAAACCAAGCTTAGATATGTTAATCAAACTTGCTGACTATTTTGATGTTTCAATTGATTATCTTGTTGGGCGTACAAACGATCCTGTTCTTCATCAAAAAGAGGACTGATTTCTTTCAGTCCTCTCATTTTTTATATGGCAAAATAGTTATTTTATTGGAACAAGTTCAATACGCCCAGAATATATTCCTTGTATAACATTTTCTTTTCCCAGTGTGTCTATAAGATTAATAACCTTTTCTTCATAATCTTTTTTCCCATATAAATGAAAGATGATTATTTTACATGAGTTTTCAAATATACTTCGTATTATATCACCATCTGTATTACTTAAAGAATGACCAAAAAAATATGTAGTAGCTTCTCTCGTTGTTTCAGTATGACTTCGATTTTCTCCGAACCTATTCCATTGAATTGTATCTGTATGCTTTTGTATCCTTTGAAAAAATTTTTTAAAATATATGGAATTTATATCCTTTTCATCAATATCTCTTATTCCCAACACCATATTATTATCCTGTACTGATCCATGTATATAACATATGTCCTGCTTATTTACACCATATTTTTCACATGTATTAGTATAATTAAAATTTATAACATAATCCGGGTTTATTTTTTCTATTTGTTTAGAAAACTTTTTAACTGGTTGGTTTATTACTTTCTCCTCCAAATAATACTTAAACAGATTAATTAAATCATTTAAATCATCTTTTAGTTTTTCCATCACTAATTTTTTATTAATTCCCTCATAAGTTTTAAAGTAATCATCTCGTATCTTTATTTTCTGTATATTTGACATTTCACAAAACCTATTCATTAATCTTAGTATATCAAACTCATACGGTTCAAGCGTAGTATTGTCCTTATCTATATAATGAGGAATGATATCAAAAACATTTCTATCATGCATTATTTTCAAAAACATAGTTACAATTTTTTCTATTTCTCTCTCACAATCAATCCACTTTTGATTTTCGGAAGCCACCTTTATAAAACAATTTACAAAAGAATTACTTATAGCCCACTTTCTGCCCTTGGTTCCTTTTTCTGTCTTTAATATTTCTTCACAAAATCTGACAAAATCTGTGTAACTTGTTTTTAATTCATGATATAAATCAAATCCATTGCCTATAACTAATATATTAGTATTTTCCATTTATTTTCTCCTTCAGTACCAATTAAATTTCACTTTTAATACCGTATCTTTTTACATTGATTTACTATGCTTTTACATACGATATCTGTATTGTCAGCAAATAATGTTGCTTCACAAATCCCTAAAAATTCTAATTTTTTACGGATCTCTTTCTTGCCTTCTTTTTTAATAATCAGTCTTTCTTTAATCTGTTTATTGTTTTTATCAATTGGCTCAATTATTTTATTGAAACAATAGTCATCGTTTCCATATTCAGTTATTTCATTAGGAAATAATATGTAAAATCCTTGCTGTAATTTTTGTCGCTCTATCTGTTCAGTTGCATTCACAAAAATCAAATCACTACAACATTCCTTTACCCAACGCCCGCCAGCTTTATTATCCTCATTACTAAGAAAACTTATTTGCTCTGAAAAATATGGTTGCTTAATTGCGTCATTAAAAAACAAAGAAAGAGGATTAAATGTTCCAAATGCAAATTTATACGATTCAGAAATTGCATTAATAATTGGGTAATTAGCTCTATCACTATCATTATACTCAAAAACAACTACTTCTCCATCTTCATTATCATCCATAGAAGCAAAATATAGTGATACTAATGGATTTGAAGTTACATCTAATAATCTCGTAGGTATTCCATAATGTTGCAACAAAGATAATAAATCAATCGGCAATAAATCTGATCGAAATATATGCGGCAATTTATATTTTGCCATTTCTATTAAATTTCGCTCTTGATTTAAAATAGAAACATCACAAGAAAATTTTCTATCTCTTCCGATGGATGGAACTAATTCATAGCTTTTATTTGATTGACCCCTAAAAGCTAATCCCTTATGATGAGTAGCTTTCCAATCATTGTTGTATAATTCTATATATTCTTGTATCTGAAAAGATGCTTTCAAAAAATCTTCAATTGTATTTATTAATTTTTCCATAAATATTTATCTCCAAATAAAGCTGAACATTCATCTGCTAATAACCCATTTTCTGCATTTGATCGATATTAAATTTCCAAAATGTCACTACAAAATTTCCATACTTTTCAATTGCAACTTGTCTTAATTCTTCACTTGTAAATATCAATTCATACTTTTTTAAATCATTAAATAATTTACTACTTATTTTAGGAGTAATTCTATCAAAACCTTTTCTAATTTCTTTAGTTATAATTTGATAACAAGCACCATTATCAAGAATTAAATCATTATTATCTATATCAAATACATTTCTTCCAACTTTTAATTTTACCACTTTATCACCTCCAATATATTCTACATAAAATATTTACACTTTTCTAAATAGAATTGTTGCTCTTTTTCAAACAAACTTATCAGTTTACTCAGAGCTTTTTCTTCTCTATATTCTTTTATGGCCTCCAGATACTCATTTCTATTCGCATATTCAATCACAATCGGTACGATACCATTCTTCATACACTCTCTAAAAAGAATCAATCTGCCTGTTCTACCATTTCCATCTTGAAAAGGGTGAATACTCTCATACCTAGCATGAAATTCAGCCAATACAGAAATATCTACTTCCTGGTTATTATACCAATCCATAAGTATATACATTTGTTGTGTAACATTCTCAGGTCTTACAGTTTGATACATACCAATCATATTAGGACGCTGCTTATAATCGCCGATAGCATATCCATTAGCCCTATCTTCAAATACTCCAGACTTTAGCTCATAATGGAATTGCTTTATCAGTTCCTGTGATAACGACTCATCCAATGCATCCAACATCTTATTGAACATTAGGAAATGACCATTCATCTCCTCAACATCTTTTGCTCTGTAATAATCATCTGATTTTGGCAAAGTTCCATTATCAAACAAAGAAGCTGTTTGCTCCTCGGTAAGTGTGCTACCTTCAATCTTATTTGAGTTATAAGCAAGTAGGCGTTGAGTATACGCATACACTCCAGATCTGTCAAATCGTTCTCTTTCAATTTTAGATCGTTCCAGAAGAAACTTTAAGAATTCTTTATCGTTACTCATATCACACCTCTTTTCTGTCCATAAACCATCAAACTAGAATTTCATTACAATATTTTTATATCTTCAATCGGCACAGTATGCCATCCTTTTCCGTAATAAACATATGCAAATTTGGGGTTTGGATGTTCTCTATATGGAACGATTTCATTTATTGTTAATATACCAAATATTTTTAACAAACACTTCATACACCCTCCAATCCGATTAGATAAAACCAGCCTTTCATTTAGTACCAGAATCACATATTTTACATGGATAACACTTAAACTCTAAATTATTAAGTTCCTCTCGTTTTCCACAAAACTCTTGCATCTTCTCCTTGTCTATAGAACCAACGCTAGCACAACACTCTAAATGAAACCTTTTACTTTTTTTATTAATAATATATTTGCGATCTATTTTTGACATTTTTTCTATTAAATTTATTGATTCATCTTTTAAAATTTCCCCAGTTCCATATTCAAAAAGAATATCTGGTTGCTTATTATACACAAAAACGTTAAATGATAAATCTTCATCTTCATTACCATTTTCATTAATGAACATTGCCTCCATTTGAACACCAAACACAAGCTTGTCACGTTTGTTACTCTCTTTAAAATAAGGTGTCACACGATATAAAACTTTATTTTCTGTGTTGTACACATAATTATAAATCCTTTTTTCATAATAATACATCACATTATTCATAAAACGTGTGCCAGTAAAAATCTTTTTTAAATTCGCATTTTCTTCACCCTTATCATTCCTTATTTTATACAAATTATATCCAATCAAATGACAACGTTGAAATATCAATTTTTTATTTACAGTATTCTCTTCCTTTGATTTCGGAAATCCTGATGGTTTAGAATGTATTTGATATCTCTTGTTTAAACTATTCGTTCTATTATATGGATTAGATATAGTATCATTTTTGATACAAGCAAATGCCACTCCACAACGCCTTTCATTCACCTCTGAAAAATAATAATCTCTTCCTCCTAGTTGATTTTTATAATCTTCTATAAAATAAGGTCTGTTTCCATTTAATTTTATTTCAATGGATTTTGAATTTTTCTCTATAAATTCTTTATCATCGTCATTAATTTCATATTCCCATATCATTCTCATACCTCATTTATGTACAAATATTTTTATCTATATTCCAAAAAAACAGCATTTTAAATCCTATTTTGCTTCTCCGATTTTAACTATAGGGATTGATTATCTCAACCCCTATATCAGTCATTATAATGTCCCTTACAAGATTTTACAATAATTTGGTCATCAGAAACTTCATAAACCAAGCGATTTGCTTCATCTATTCGCCTACTGAATGAACCAGACTTTCCGTATTTTAATGGCTCTGGCTTACCTATTCCCTGTAATACTCCATCACGTTCTATGCTTTGTAACAACTGGTTTATTTTCTTTACTATTTTCTTATCCTGAGTCTGCCAATAGAGATATTCACTCCATCCTTCTTCTGCAAAAGTGATTTTCATAGACTATTCCTCCATTGCCAGAAGTTCATCCATAGTTTTTGTTACTACCTGTCCATTTTTAATCTGTTCGTCTGCTCTATTTAATTTCGCTAAATATTCAGCATTCTTTTTAGCTTTTGCTAATTCGTTATATTCTGCTTCAGATATTATAACAACATTTCTATTCTCTTTACGGGAAACAATCACTGGTTCCCCATCAAATGCCATATCAAAATATTTTTTTATATTTGCTCTTACATCCATCTGTTTCGTTGCAATCATAACGCACCTCTTTCCGTACTTAAAACCGTACTGATTATTGTACTTATATTATATGTCGTTATTATATACAAGTCAACAAAATTTATGATCTAAAACCGCTTTCATAATAACTACAAGGAGCCTCACACTCTCCTGATGATGTGGCAGCCGGATTTTTACCACATAATCCATTATCTCTCATATGCATACACCCATCTTTTCTTTTTCCTAAATTACGAGAACCACAATTATTACAATGATACGATTTTTCTTTTTCATCATATCTAATATCCATATTACCACAATCCAAGCAAATCATAATTTTTCTCCTCTTGAAAGCAACATTTCATGTTATAATTATATATTGGTTCTTTTCCAAAACCCAATTTCTATTTCTTTATAAGGATTAAGTTCTTCCTTTACTACTTCAATATCAGTATTCTTTATAATCCCCATTTCTATTGCTCTTTTAATGTAACCCTCTATATAAATAGGTGTATACTTCATCAATGTATTTTTCATTCCAGAACTTTTATGTATAGCCACTATTATTTCTATTAATCCAGCTCCAAGAATAATATAAGTTGCAATAATAATAATCAAATATTTTCTCTCAATAACTGGATCAAGTATAATAATAGATATAATTGAAAATATAATATACAAAACAAAAGAAATACATGCTAATACTGTATATTCTTCATTATAAAATTTCATATAAAAACTTCTTTTCCCTCTGTCAATATTGGCATTACTCAAAATATTATTTGATGTTTCCCAATTCATCTTATTATTGTCATTCGATATATAATCATAAAAAACTCTTATATATGCAGATAAGGATGCTATCTGAATTAAATTCTCTCCACTCTTTACTGCTAACGGAAATAAATACAATATTGGTATAATAAAAATAAGGCAACGAATAATATTTAACGAAATAAAACCAGTCATATTGTCAATTTTATCAACTTGTGCGTTATAGTTCAGCGTGATTCCTGCTCCAAAAGCAGTAATTATTGTTAATATAGCCGTATGAGATTGTGCATTAATTACTGATATTCGCTGACACATTTCACTTCTTATGCTGATATATTCTTGTATATTAAATTCAAATTTTCCTAACATATTTTTATCCCCCTATACAAATGAAAACCGGATTTCAAGACTATCATTTACCAATTACAAACATCTCTATAAAGCAATCTATGAGAATTGCACATTTTTTCTTCGTTAAGAGAATCTAATTCCTTTTGACAATCTTCATTCCAAGTTCCAGAAATTTTCTTATTAAGTAAAATTCTTAATTTGCTTTCAATTTCCAATTCAGTATCGTAATCTGTCTTATCATTATTTGGAAATTCCATATTAAACGCATATGTCATTTTAGAAACCAACACGCCCATGCATTCGGTACATAAATTTATTTTTAATGGATTCAAATTTCCTATAGTAATTGAATATATTTTTCTATATTCATCTTGCTTCTCGTTACAATTTAAACACGAAGTATATTTACCATTATCTAATCCAACATCAAGCATGATATCCTCCAATCTAAAAATTTACTGTTGCAAATTTATATCATAAATATTTTCCACAACATTCAATAACAAATATCCATATCCACCAAGTAACCCATTCCACTGGCAATATTCATTAAATATATCCTGTTTCGCCATACTCATAATTTCTGCATCCTGTGATGCATCGCCAGGTTCTAATCCTCTGCGCTGTCTAAGAGCTTCCATAACTTCTTTATTGTATGTTTTCTGCGCTGGTTCCAACCAACTAACACTTACGTGTTTCTGCTCAATTTCTCCATCTTCTGTTTCAAAATCCACATCGCATTCTTCCTCAGATTCCCATGCATATCCAATAAAGAATCCATATTGCTTCAAATTTCTGTGATAAACTCTATCTCCATGTTTGAATTTCTTATCCATACTCACATTCTCCAATCATTCATATAAAATCTTCTCCAAATCTTCAATAACTTCTTTATATGTCTCATATTCTGCTGGATCATGAGAATCTTCTTGCTTATTTTTATATTCTTGTAGCAATTCTTCTATCTTATCACAGCACCAAGAAGGATTATTCATTTTTCTATTCATATCAATCACCTCACCCCACATCTAGCAGCATACTTCAAAATATCATCATCTGTCGGATATGTATCTTCCCAACCAAAAATAGTATAACTTTCACCGTTCTTAATGTCATTTACAATTCCTGACAATTCTTCTTTATCCAACTTATATAAACATTTCCAAGTAATCATTTTTAACCATCACCTCTAAAAATTATCTGCTCTTATACACTCATCTCAAACTCAAAAATATCAAACTCATCAAATAACTGCCATTTATTATCTCCAAGATAAGATACATCAATATCTCTCATTCCATTGGTTAAATATAGTATTTTTCTTTTCCCAAGAATGCATTCCTTCATTCTTTCTAAAATCAAATCTGATGGCTGATCCACCTCAATCTGCATTTGATTTTTTTCATCAGTGTTTTTTTCTGTTAAATGAAATAAGTGCTTACTTCCTTCCGTTCTTATTCCATTTAATATACAATCATAAAATTTAGGTTTATAATTCATCTCCATCATATCTACTATCACTCCACAATCTGAATTACATAAGCGGTGTCATATCCAATGTTTAAACATTTGTTTCTAAATTGACACGCTGCATCAAAATCCATATCATCACTTAACTGGAATCATCCATTTACTCCTTTATATATTACTCTATACAATTCATTATTCATAATATTTTCTCCAATCTTACTCACAAACTGCATCCATAATTGATTGCACACCAAATCTATCAAATGCTTCATAGACTCTTTCTAATTCATCAGAAGAAGCATTATTAAGTCTATTAATCATCTTTTGTAGTCTTTCTTCACTTGGATTTATTTCTTTTTTAAGTTGCTCAATAATTAAATCTCTATATTGAAACCCTAACTTTCTATCTCCTGTTATCATAATCTATCTCCTTCATTTCAACTATATCTTCTTCACACACTTCATAAAATCATCAGTTTCCATATCAAATGGATTACAGTCATAATAGAAAATACATTTTGTAAAATCCTCTGCACATTGTAAGATGAGTGTTTCTATATCTGATCCGTTTACAGTTACTTCAATTTCTGCATTGAATATCTTACAGATTTTCAATTTTAAATTCTCATTGTCTTCAACTGTTAGCTCCCAAAACTTTCCTTCTGGATAAGTATTGAGACTAAATCCTTTGCTTTGTAATAATTCTTCCATAAAACCTCCTAATGAAAATCGAATTCTATTTATCTATATCTATCTTTGTTATGAAATATCCACACATAATGCCAAATAAATCTATTAATAATATTTTATCCAATGTCAATCTCCAATATATACCAATTACAATAGATATGATTATCATAAAAATGGATAAAAAAATAAATTTGATTTTCGGTTTTTTTCTGATATCTGAACTATATTCTTTCCCATTTTTATTTTCTTCTAATTTTTTATTTATTTTATCCCCTAAAATTTTTAGTTCGTATTCCCTCTGATGTACCTTATTCTCTCCAAGTTCAATCACAAAATAAAGTGGCGGGAAGGGGATAAAAAATACAGAAACAAAAACAAGCACCACCAAAATAAACAAAATAATTAACACAGCATATAACTTTATGAGTTCAAACATATTTTCTGGCGTAGTAGGTATGGACTGTAATTTTTGAAACATTTCAATAAAATTAGGAATACTACTAATTTTATTAAAAACTAGATTTACCAAAAGTCCAAAAATTATAGTTATTATAATTGGGAAGAATAAAATATTTCTTCTATTAAGGTATAATTCTAATTGATATTTTCTACACATCATATCATTTTCAGAAATATCTTCTTTATAAAACTTATCAATTATATTCTGAGATTCTAAGTTCACTTCATATAAATCATATTCCCATTTATGCCTTATTTTTTTTAATTCTTTATCCAAATCTGTGTACTTTTTCATAGATTTAACTCCTTAGTTCAAAAATATACAATAATACTTTTTCTATATCTATAAAATCAGACATTTATTGCCTATTTTGTCTCCATCTTTCAGCATTTTCTATAATATCTTTGAATTTTTCATAACACTCATCGCAAACATCATCTAATATAAATTCATTATCAACTCCATGTTTTATTTCAATAGAATACACCTGTTCATAGTCTCCAATTTTACGCTTACAACAATCACAATATAATACTTTCATTTAATCGTCACCTTTCTTTCGACTGACTATCTTATGTAAATCTCCATCAGATATTCTTTCTACTTTTCCACTATCAAATCTAACCACACGTCCAATGCCACAACTTGCGATAATGGTTCCTGCGCCTTCAAAAAGTCTTTTTACTCTATCTCCAGTTTTTAAAGATTCCCATTCCTTATAATCCATATAACCACCTCGCCTATTCATCAGGGCACACATCAGTTTTCCCAACCAGATAATCCAACAAATCCATTCTACCACCATATCTACAATGAACTTTTCCCATCTTTCCTTGATCCTGTAACCACATAGCTGCCATGAATCTATGGTTTCCATCAATGATTGAAGGTACAGGGAAAATATAATCTCCACTGTATAGATTATCAACCTCTATATCTCTAATTTCCTCTGGATGTTTTATAAAATATAAAATCCTTCCTATATGCCACTCAGTAGATTTATTCTCCATACAAGGATGTTTCCATGTATCACCAAACGGCTCTGATTCCTCTGGATGTCCTTCATGAATTGCACAAGCAATGTCATCAAGTTCTACAACCTCGCCTTCATTCCATGACCAACTATTAACAGGATAAAATTCTGATAATCTATCTATCAGAATCATATCGCCAGTATAATTATCTTCCATTAAAACCTCCAATAAAATCAAGTTTTCAACTGCCTATTTCATACTATCCAGCATCTTTTCTACTTCTAACAGATGCGATTCATCCATAGATTTTCCAGTTCTGTTGAGCATCAGGAAATATTTTAATACTGTCTTCTTGTCCGTTTCCCTTACTTCTGCGACAGCAACTTGATGTTCTGTAAAAGTCCTCTTATCCATTCCACTCAAATCATTATAATACTTCCCTTTGTATGCTAATTTGTTCTCATAAAACTCAATGAGAGTGCTTAAACGCTGCTTTCCATCAAGTATTTCATAACTTAATCCTCTCTTATGCCATTCTTCATCTGATATATGAATCAATACAAACTTTCCAATATCTATATTTTTAAAAATGCTATCTAATAACATTTCCTTGTCCTTCACATCCCAAACATATCCTCTCTGATAATCTGGATCAAAGTCTATTCCAAAAACATAATTCCTTCTCAACAGACTTTCTATAGTTGAGTTATAGTAGTCCAATCGTACATCCTGGTTTTCAGAGAAATTAGTATCATTATCAGGACAAATCGGTCTTACATTTGTCCATGATGTAACACGGTAAGTTTCATAATCATAAGGACGTCCATAATTATTATTAGTCGCAACGCACTTTAAAACATATACTTTTCCATCATACAAAATATCTTCAACAACACTTTCTTTAATCGCACCATAACTTACTTTATCACCCACATTAAAAAAATATGATGGCGTATTTATAAAAGGCAGTTCCATCTGTATTTGCTCTATTCCTCTTTCCTTTTCCTGTTGTAATTTTTCCTCTTTAGTCAATTCTTTTTCTATTTTTTTCTTTCCCATAATATCCTCCAATAAAATCAATCTTTTATACTATCAAATTTTTCCAAAACATCTTCTAAAAGATTTATAAGACATCGATATGTAATTGCTGCCATAGGCTCTCTAACATTTTTTCCTTCTTCCGATATATCTTTTTGTTTGTTAATAAGATATTGTCTATAATCCAATTTTGTCATAGAATTGTCCTCCCATATTATACCATACATTTCTCTGCCATACCAAGAATTCTGTTTATAACTTCAAACTTCTCTTCTCCGTCTTTTGCCATATCAAAGCACTTGCTAAATAATTCTCTTGCGTCTTCTGATTTTATTGCCAATACAGGACTATTCTTTATTACAGGCTTTTTACCGTTAGAAATATCAGTGATAAAATCTCCCATATCACAATATAATTTCTTTTCATCTTCTCTTGAAATTCCGATATAGCGAAGAGTTGTATTGCGATCAGAATGTGAAAATATCCCTTGCAATTTGTCTACAGTTGTCACATCATATGGATGAAGTTTAACTGACCAGTATCCAAAATTTTTCCTAAGACTATGAGTCGAAGTCGCATATTGTATATTACAGGCATCTGCTGCTAACTTAAACTGTTTTCTAAATGCTGCAGCATGACTTTGTATTGCTTTCATCATTAGTTCCTTCCAATCTTCTTCAGGATACTCTTCTTTATTTTCTAATAACTGTGACATTTGAGCAGTTCCATAAACAAAATCGTTATAATTATCCATCGGGTCTGTGCCAGTTTTATCAATATATAATTTCAATGCTTCTTGACAAGCTGGACAAATATATAGTCTGACAGTCTTCCCTGTTTTCCATTCCACTATATCTGTCTCATCCTTCAATCTTCTATTTTCATAGAAAAAATCAGACCATTTTAGCGAAAGTGTGTCACTTATGCGTCTCCCCAGAAGCAATCCAAAGTTAAATACTAAATACCAATGCCACATCTCTTTCATCTTAAAGTAGTCCATCATGTTCTTAATATCTTCCATATCCCAGAACGGATACACTTCTGTTTTACCTATTTGCTTTGTTTTATTTCCCATAATTATTCCTCCATCTCTCCAAACTCTGCAATTGCTAATGCGATAACTTTAGCTGCTCTTTTACTTTTCAATACTCTGTATAAAGATTCCTCATTCCAAAATGTATCACAGAACTGTCCAAGTTCTCCTCCAACACCCCAATTAGGGACACTAAAAAATCCACCATTGATATATCTTCCAAAAATAACACTGTAAGAATTTCCATTATATTCAATAGTGATATGATGAACATTGTTTATACTGTCATCCCAAACATGAGTAATTTTATATTCCATAAATACACCTCCAATTTTATTTTGCATGATTTATCAACTCAATCTCCATCCTCGCTCCATTATCCATAGGAATTTCAATAAATTTTCCGTATGAATCTATATTGTATTTATCATTTCCGTACCACATACTATAATCTAAAGCCACACCATACTGATCGTAATAATGGTTATATAAAAGAATCCCCTTATATTCGCCATACTTAATCTCATCACCTATAGTTAAATTGTTCATATACTTATCCATTATATTTAGTGGTGCTCCGATTTTACCTTTAGCTGTTCCGTTGATCCTTTTTGATTTATTATTATTTTTGAGTATTTTCCTCATTGTTTTCCCTCCGTGAGTTGAAACGATGATTTCAAGCTATTCGTTACAAAAATTATATTCTTCTTTTGAAATTATTCTTTGTTCAATCAGATCTTCCAAAGTCCTATATATTGCATTTGACCTCCATGAAGCATAACAAAATCCATCAAATTCTCCTGTTTCAGCATCATTATTTTCTATAATCTGTTGTTGAATTTTTATTGCTAAATCATTTCTATGGAAAAAAGAAGCCTTATACATTGCTGTCTTTAACCGATATCTTTCAATAATCAATTCTTGCGAATCAATGGTGTCACTCAATTTCATTAGTTCAATTCCTAATTCTTTTACCATATTTATTGATTTCATTCTATTTTCCTCCAATCATTTTATATAAACTACTTCTCTTTTTCGTGGAGAAATATAGAGCACAATCCAACACTCTACAGCGTGGAATAAATCGGCTACTAACCGATGAAAGTCAGCAACCGTAATATGTATTATGCAATAAATCTATTCTGTTTTCCAACTACTTCTCCAGCAGGATCGCTATCTCCGTTCACTATATCCAACAAGAATAATTTCAACTTTTTACTCTCATCTTTAAACTGTGGGTATTTAATAGTAGCATTAATCAGTAGGTCGTCCGGATTAGTTTTCTTCAAATATGCAATCAATTTCCGCTGTACAAATTCATTCTGTTCTTCAGAGGATTTCCTTATTTCATACAAAGAATTAACTATCCGATGGCAATGAGACTGAGGAAATTCATTCCACCTTGCTTTATGCAGCAATTCCAATACCCACTCAAAATATTCTTTATCCCCTCTTTTAAAAATGTCTCTAGCAAGTGTCAGGCAAGATAAATTCCCTGCCTTCTTATTGTTTCTGCTGACCAGTAAATTATAATTGTCACACATATTCTTGATAGCTGTGTCAATTTCCTCGCCAGCACACACATTAGCTTTGAAAATATCATACGGATCAGGCTTCTTAATTCCCATTCCTTGACAACCAAACAATTCTGCTTCCTGCTCTTGAGTAAGACCAACCGTAATATCGCATAACAAATATTTAATTCCACGCAATCGCGCTGCTTCTAAACGGTGCTGTCCATCCCACACATAAAGATTTCCATCCTCGCGGAAATTAATCTTCAGCGGATCACACTTTGTAGGATTCCAGTCTCTAGCAATAATTTTTACATGATTCTGCAATGGCCGCTGATAAGATTCATCAATATGTAATTCATCCAAGGCTACCACCGCAAATACCTTTCCACCTACTGGAAATGCGCCAACAAGAGTATTTAATGCACTCTTGCGACTTTCTAAATTATCCTTGCGTCCTCTGTTGATTTTCTCCATCAGTTCAATCATCTGATCTTTTGTCATTCCACATACTTCATTTTTCTTGTTTTCTGTGCCATTTTGTTTCTGTTTCATAATCATTTTCTCCTTTTTATTTTAATTTTTTGTATAATAAAAAGCATCTGGATTTTTATTTTCCAAATGCCTTTACAATCTAAAATATTTTGACTAATTATTTCAGATATTCATTTATATTATGTTTTAACAATATTGGAACTATTTTGTGAAACCTTCGTTCTGCTTCTGGTATTACATAAGAATTTATCATTACACGCTCACTATGAAAATCTCTACTTGTATATAATGCATTTAGTTTCGGAAAATTTTCTATATCAATGCTATTATGTTCATATTCATATACTTCATTGATTAATTCCAATATATCTTCTGTATTCATTTCAGAAAGTTCAGATACTACAGGCACTATACCACCCCCTATTCTTTAAAGTATATGTCCATATAACTAATTTTATACTTAAATATCTAATTTTATTGAGTATCAATCACATTAATAATATCCTTATTTAACACTAATACTGAATCCACATTCCAATCCTCAAACATCTCCGCAAAATATAATGCTTGAGCTAAATCATCCGCATTTTCATTAGATAATATCCTTCGTTCAAACTCTTTCAATACATAATCTACACATTCCACAAAATTTTGACTTACATATATTGCATCATATACACAATCTTCAAAATTCAAAAACATATGATTTTCATATTGTTTAGGCACATTTCCTGCAATCTTAACAAGTCTAAGTGGTAAATTTGATTGTTGCAATTTCATATCTATCCATATATCTTGAAAGCTATCCAAAAACAATATATTTGCACTTTCTTTCAGTGAAAATATTGTAGAAGAATGATTAAGTTTATGTTCAAACATTTTAACATTCAGTTTCTCATAAATATATTTCTCCCAGTACGATTTAAAATTTCCAGTCCTCAAATACGTAGATCCCCAAAATCCACCCATAATTGGCTTCGTTGGCGGAAAATTTGTATCTTCATAAATATTTCTATTTTTAGGTTGTTTGAATAAGTTTGAAGCATATTCTATCCCCAAAGAAATAAATAATTTACTTTCTCTCATTCTTATTCTCCATTTTATACTTAAAACTTAGATTTTATCCAATTTTTTCTTCTTGAAAATAATATCGCAATCAGGATAAGCTATTCTTATTAACTCTTTCACTCCAATACGATTAATATTCCCATAAGTAATTAAACTTCCAAGACTATTTTTATAAAAATCTTCCTTTGAAATCCGTACTGTAGTTTTTGGATCAATATGCAATCTTTCTTCAAATAACCATTTAATTGCCTTCACAATATTTTCTTCATTCTTCCAAAATCCCTTTCCAATATAAGAAAATTCCCAGGGTTTATACTCTCCCGGATATGCCAGTTCAACTATTTCATAAATTCCTAAATGATGTTTTTTTACAGCAACCGAAAACAAATCACTATTTCTAAATTGTTCTGCTGTCATTTGTATTATATCATCATGAGTCAAATTATCATCACTATTTTTTTGTTTAAATATTTCTATTTGTTTATCCAAATCATAATGAGATGCGCTTGATTTTAAAAATTTTTCTTCTTCTAATCCAGCATATGCCATTCCTATAACATCATGAATTGATTTTTTCTGAACTCTAGGTATAGCATCCAATCCATACTTTTCAAAAATATCTTCATGATTCGTAATTTTATAAATGTCTGATATACTTTTTATTCCTAATTTATTTTCATAAATATCCCTTACAGCTTCTATAACATGGTCATTCTCTTTCCAATAATTATTAGGAACTCTAAACTGCCATATTTTAAATTTGTTGGGATAAACAGCATTTAATGCTTCAAATGGAGAATTATTGAATACACGACTCAATATCCCCCTAATTTTATATTTACCAAAAACATTTACATCATAATTTTGAACAATATCCTCATCATTCCAATTCAAAATATTTTCTAGTACATATTTTAAAATATTAATGGCACGAATTTTCCCATCAGCAAGACTCCAGAAACTATGTGGGTATCTTTTTAATTCTCCCTTTCTAACCATATCGAACACTTCTATTTCATCATATATTTCATCCCCATTCAAACGTTCCATCTTCTATACCTTTTTTAACAAGATCAATTTTCATTTGAATTTCCGTCATTACACTATCAATTCTTATTAAAAGAAATTCATTAATAAGTTTTCTAATTTCTACATAAGGATTATCAGAATTATAAATTCTTTCTGCATATATTATTCCTTCATTATTGCAAGGCTGGTATAATTCTTCCAGTAACATTTGAATTGACTCCAACATTGTCACTTCAACACCTGCTAATTTGATATAGTCTCCGCCATCAAACATCTCAATATATTCATCAAGAGAATAACTGCTTTTTATTACATTTCCATCAATTACAAGTTCGTCAACTTTTGACAGCAAGTTGACCTCATTTATAATAACCGCCAATCCATTATTGATAATTTTTTCTTTTATATCATCAGTCATTTTCTCTGTATTGTAAACATACATCATATTATTTCCATCCTTTCTTATCAGATATTCCATATAATCAGTTATATTCATTCCTTTTTCTTCTGCTTGTTTTCCTGCCAATTCTTTCAATGCAGTAGAGCATCTAAAACGAATGTAATCATCTTTTGACACTTGTTATCACATCCTTTCTATTTATATGTTATCACATTCTAAATAATATGTAAAGAAAAAGAATCGCTTTTACACGATTCCATTCCTCAACACACTGGATGAATCTATTATTTTAACTGTAAATAATACTTTAGTCTTTCAGCCTCCTACACTCTGACCATATTTCCAATAGCTTCTTCAATAGCAGCATTTAAACTTTTGTCGTGTTCAATCACATAAACAAATGTGGCTTTTTTAGAAAAAAATTTATATACTAACATAAATAATAAAATTTATCATATGGAATATAATCAGAAATAAATTTTATAATTTCTTCTTTCAATGTGGGCCAATTTTCAAAAAAATCACTGTTCTTTCCTACCCTTAACAAAATTTCATTTTTATTACAATTTGTTTTTATTATTAATACTTTTTCACTATCTTCATCTAATGTAAAATTAAATTTAATAATATTAGTATTTTCCACTTCATCACTGACATATAATATAAAACAATCAGAATTTCTAAAATTATCTATTTTTCTATATAATTCAGTTTCAATGTTTGAAAAAGACTTCATTTCTATACTTTGTCCATTTATATTTTTAAATATATTATCCCTCTTATCTAATGTTTTCTTTTCCCTATTCATCATTTTATCATTTCTATCATTGAATATATAATTTAACGTTTCTTCTTTTAAACCAATCAAAGAATCTACTGAAAATTCGTATGGGAAACGAGCATGTAACAAATCTATAATATAATCTTTTCCAAACCATTTTTTCATTAATACATTATATTTTGAAGTTAAAATGTTTGAAAACTCAATCTCATAATCACCGATATCATATTTACCTTTTTCATCAAAAAGATAAATCCATTTTACACTACAACAAAAAAAATCCCGAAACATAAAACCTTGTATAAAGTCCATACGAAACTTAAACCCTTGTATAAAGTCACTACGAAAACCAATTTTAACATATATACCATTTTTTTCTGGTTTTATCCAACTATCATCATCAAAATAAAAAGTATACTCACCATTTTCTTTTTCATTTAATAAAAAATTTGCTTCTTCAAATGTCAATAATAAAATTTCTTTTAATTGATCTGTTTTTAATTGAGAAAAATATTTTAAACGCTTAGATAATTCTTCCATATTCTCTATTACAATTTTCATAAATGTTTTCCTCCAAAATATTTTAAATAGAGCAATCATTTCATCCAATTAAGCACATATCCCATTTTTACCAAAAAAGTATTCGTACATCTCAACATGATTTTTATCCCGCCACATTCCCCACCATTCTTTTACAGAACTTTCGCGGCCTTCAGGTTCTAAGATAGCTCCATTTTTATATAACCACTTGGCATTTGATAAATTACCTGCATCAGACAAAAGGTTTCTTGTGTCACCTTCAAAATGGTCTCTCACATAATCCAAAAGGTCTTCAGGAATTTCTCTCTTCTGCTTAATTAACCAATTTAAAATACTGCCATCATATCCTGCATCTTGAAGCAAATCGCTTTCGTATATTTTTTTCCAAGCCTCTACAGAAAATATATTAACAATATCACAATCTACACTATTTATGTCATAAACTGGAACATTAACCAAGTTTAATCTTCCTAATGGTTCTCCCTTAATTTCTCGAATCAATGCTATTTCCCATACAACATCGTCCAATAGTATATTATCACACATAATCACATCACCTTTTTCATAAATTCCAATGCTCTTATACTTTTCCATATTTTCCTCCAATCTTTTCCAATGAAATAATCCATTCATCTAAATATTTTAGCATATTTTTCTGCCGCTTCATGATATTGCTCTTCAGTACATTCTTCTGTTCCACCACAAGTATCATCAAACCTAACATTTTTTGATCTGTAATACTTATTTTCACGCTTTAATTTTATATATCCATAATACCAGCCGTTCCATGATATAAACCCATTTATTTTCCCACGTACAACCATTATGCCACCCTCTTATTATTTCTCTGTAGATATTTCCGCTCAGTCTCAATAATCCTATTGTATTCCAACTCAGGCATAACACAAGCTGCTCTGCCTTTAATTATAACAGTTACCATAGTCTTTCCGCAACATTCAAATTTCTTTCCAAGTGTGTATGTATTCTTATCCATTCTATTTTGTCCTTCTTTCCTTATTTTCTCCACTATAAAAGCCACCAGATTATTTTCCAGTGGCTTCTACTCTTCGTTCATTCTATTTCTTTTTAACGTAATACTCTCCTCTGTTTGATTTATTTATTACTTCTGTCTTTGATTTTCCCATCGCTAAATCACGATTCATAGCTGCCCAGTCTGTTTGATATCCTTCTGGAGGAAGACTATTATCAAATTTGTAATTTCTTATGATTGCTGGTAATCCAAATACACAAAAGAGAAAAATCAATCCAAGTAAAGTTTCCATATATTCCACCTTTCTGCCTACTATGTAGGACTTTGATCTGTTTGTTTATGTTTCCATTATACTATTATTTGTGTCCAATTAAAAGGACTGAAAAGGTACATTTCATCGTGAAATTTCCTTTATAAACTTATCAATATCAGATTTATGTACTAATAATTCTGTTCCAGATTCTTTCTGAAAAATCTCTTTATCATCTTCTGATCCGATATATGTAACAATTTCTTCTTTCTTTGTTCTTTTACATTGTCTTCCAATCTTGGCTATGTTTGAATACAAATATTTCTGATTAAGAGCCAATCTCATAGTTATCATTCCTCCATAATGTTATCAGCAACATTTAAAATGCACTGCGCTTGTTTTAATATTCCTGTAACGGCAGCATTAGAAAAATTTCCATCTTTTAATTCTTGAATTACTTTCCGAAAATCATCTGTCGCTATTTTATCACATTCTATCTTAAAATCATAGGTACAATGAGTGTCACAGTATAAGGAAACATCTTTAAATTTTTTATTCCTGTATTCACATTCTCTTCTGCATTTATTACATGTCACCACTTTATTTACCTCCTGTTGAAATACGAGATTCAAAGCTACATTTCTATTTCAATATCATACTCAAAATCTTCCCATTTCCAGCCATATACATCACAAACATAATCCATAAGTTCTACAGGCGATTCAAATTTAAATTCTTTTTGTGCTTCAAGAATTAAAGATGTAACAAGTTCAATCGTATCACCTGAAACAACAATAAATTTCCATAATTCTGATGAACACACGCCTGTTTTTTGTTTTATTTCCATTGTGTATCTATTCATAATTTTTTCCTTTCTCCGGATAAAATTCCGATTCTATTTGTCCATTTTCCAAATATTCAAATATATAGTGTCCTCTATTTCATCATATACATTTTTAGATTCCATTGCTGGAATAAGAAAAATAATCTCATGACACTCGTTAAAACCAGTGTCTTTTCCAATAATCAAAATAGTGTCTTTGAATAAATCTTGATGAAATAATTCTAACGCGTTTTGTTTAGCTATTTCATGCAGTTCTTCCATTAATACATTACTATCTTCTGCAAAAGTATTGTCAAATTCACTTATAAGAGCAATATAATACTTTCCATCATACTCAACTAAGTATTCAAAACAACCGTTTCCTTGTTCCCAAAGTTCATTATATGCCCTCAGTAATTCTTGTGGAAGTTCTGAAACATCCTTTAAATCATATTCCCCATGATGATGCAATTCACCACAAGCATTTGACCAATATTTTAAGCGTCTATTTAATTCCAGTCTATTATCAAACTCATAATATTTTTTATTCATAATCGTTTCCCTCTCTTTGATAAAGCGATCCTTTATTTAAGTATTATTTCTGTTTTCCCATTCAATTTTACTCTTACATATGGTCTAACAGAATTTTTCCATAATTCTAAGTATTCATAATTACCATTTATTCCATATGAATACCCATGTTCTACTATACAAACATCTTCAATCACTGTTTCTTCTATAAAGCCATTTTGAGTTTCTTTAATTATTGCTTTCATTATACTAACATGATTCCTTCCTAATCAAATATGTTTTCATGCCTAAATTTCTATGTGTTCTATAATATGTTTATACATTACATTATCATGGTTCGCGAAGAAGATACCTAAAGCCTCTTCCATATTAATTGCATTTACAAAGCAATAATACCTCTGTTCTGAAAAATCAAATACAATTTCATACCTTCCCATTTCTTCAATTGGTGTTCCATCATCCTCTCTGTCTAAATCTCTAAACAATTCGCCTTCATTATCCCAATATTGATTTTTCCACATAGTTTTTCCATCTCCATTTATAAAAGTTCAAAATCTTTATAGTTATATATTCTTTCTAGTTCTTTGTACAAAGAGCCATCATTAACATATATATCTTCTGTATCATCAACATATGTGTAATTTTGCACCGTTGTAATACTGACAATGTTCCATTTATCTTTATCAATTTCTGGATTGTAGTCACAATCTTTTTGTATATATAAAGTTAAATCTTTATTCTTTCCAAAATCTTCTACTCTCAATTTTTCATTTCCACATAAATTATTACATTTTTCAATAATTTCATTTATCATTTCCATAATTAATCTCCTTTGGCTACTTCTTCTTTCCACTTTACCCTTGTAGTCTTCAATTTTGCATTTAATGCATCCATACTTCTAAATTCTGATTTAAAATACATAAAATCATTATCATAATCCGCTGTTAATGATAATATATAAACTTTCCTTCTTTCTACGTCCCCTTTATGCATCAGCGCCATTCTTTCACAAATTGTCGCTGTGTGTCCATAATCATCATGCAATACTTTTATTTTTGTTTCCATCGCATTCCCTCCTGACCAAATGATTCTTTCATCGCCTTAAAATACTATACAAATACTCTTGCAATTCCACCATTTTGCACGTTCAACGGCTCTTTTTAAAGGATTGTCATTAAATCCTGAAATACATTCTCCACAATGTTCCATATGATTGCCGTTTTCGTTATAAAATTCAATAAACCAATTTATTCCATGTCTAAAAATGTCCGCTTTCATATTTACTCCCTATCCTTTCTCCATCTCAAAATCTTCCATTTCCTTCTGTGTTAATTCCCTGCTATAGTACAACTCAGCCCATACCATATGCCCGTTTACTTCCGTTCTGGTGTCATAGTTGATAAAATCCATCATGCCATTTTTAGGGTGTGTTCCGATGCTTACAGGGCGCATAACAGAATAATATTTGTGCCAATGATATTTTTGTGCTGATTGCCTTATGTAGTCGTTTGTACTCATGTCTTGCCCTCCTCATGCTGCGTAAAATGTTCCGTCCTCCAGAAACTCCCATCCATTAGCTTCGCAAGTTTCTGTTATCTCTTCATCGTCCACTTCATAGAAATACTTGTAACCATATTCTTCATACTGTTTAGCAAGCATTACAAATATATCAGCAACTAATTTTTCCATTTTACGAATTGTATCAACCTGGATATTTTTATATTGCTGATACTCTAATTCTTCTATCCATTCTTCTGCAAAATCCGTCTTATCAGACACACAATAATTGTAATGTCCGTCATTGTAAGGCAATGCAACACTTCTTCCGCAAACTTCCATGTATGCCTCTATGGCTTTCTGCTCATGTTCTGTCATAGCGTCCCAAAAATCTTTGAATGTTTCCCCACAATATGACTTGTCACGGATTGCCTTGAATACGTCCATCAAATCAAGTTCTCCATAAATGTTTACACCGTCTCCCTGACAATATCCTAAAGAATATTGCATCTTTAAGTTGCTGTTAGAAAAAATATTGTGTAAATCCTCTGTGTAAATTTCCAAAAATTCGTCATTTCTGCACGGATCATCAAGATACCACTGATTTACTTTTTCTTTTGCTTCTTCTGACAACTCAGGATAAGTATATACATTATAAATTTCTGTTACTGTACGCATAAAATTTTCCTCCATTCTATTTGATTTTACAAATAATAAAAGCAAGCAACATTTCCACTTGTCGCTTGCTCTATACTTCTCTTTCTATACTGTTTATTTGCCTTATTTAAGGACTTAATGCAACGCACATACATATTTGTATATGCACTGATTTAAGGCTTTAAATGGGCTTGTATGCGATTTAAACGCCAATGATTTTTTGATTGAATCCAAAAAGATTTATAAGAAAATCCGTATTGAAATTTATAAGAAGCCGGAAGCCACATTTATTAAAATATCTTAGTGTAATTCCAAACGGTTCCCCAGAAGTCCCACCAATTTTAAAACGCCATCCATTATTTAATTTTTTGAATCCGTATTTTTTCATTTTTAACCTCAATTTTCATCTTTCTTCCAGTCCATTTTCTGTGATAACATATTCTTTACCAGTAACTATTGATAACATATCAATCATACCGTCAATTTCTGCCATCCGTCTATCGTGTGCAGCGTTCCACTCTGTAAAATTTTCCTGTGCATATCTGATTTTAAAATTGATACGCTCTAACATTTTGTTTATAATATTTTCCATTCTTCAACCTCCAATCGCTGCCATGATAGTGCCAGATAGACGTTGTTTTATATAATATAGATGTTCTGTCCTCTGTCTAATTCTCCGTTTCGTTTCTTGGCGGTTGTATTCTTTAAGCCATTCTTCATATGTGTAAACTGTTTCGATTGCTTCAGATCCACCACTGTATGTTATCATCATGATTTTCCTCCGTTCCTTTTAATCTTCTTAATTCCTCAGCTACATTATCATAAGATGGATTGATACAAATTAATTGCCTTTTTAAATGCATACTATATGGAAGATATGGCTTTCCGTCATTCTGTTCTTTACAATCTTTTATTAAATTTTCCAATTCAAGATACAATTCATATTGACGGATTCTTAAATTTTTTACTCTGTCATCATAAGATGTTTTATCAATTCCATAGTCAGTATGAAAAGATCTTTTACCTGCCTTCATATCTTTTTTATACTCGTATGTTTCATTGTAATTCCATGATAGACTCTGAAAATCCTGAGCAATTTCTTCAATCTCTTTCTCCATATACATTTCAAGTTTTAGAGCCATTTTATAACTAAGCCTAATATCATTCATTGCTTTTACTCCTTACAATACTTTATTTGCCTTTATAAGCACTATAAAACGGCTATAGCCTTATATTCTCCATAGCCGTTCTAACTGCCTACAAAACTATTCCATCAATTGGATCACATAACGCTTTCATTCCTTCATTAATTGTAATCAATCCATGTTCTGTATTTTTCAAAATACGCTCTATAATTTCCACGGCTGCATCTTTATACTTTTTCTGCATCAATTCATTATCTACATAACTTTTCCGCTGTGCATTGGCATATTCTTTCATGTATCGTGGTATTGTGTTCATGCATTTTCTCCCTTCAAATTACAATTTCATTGTGTACAGATCATAAAATCTGCACACAATTTCCTTTATTAGTAAATACAAAATGTCCTTCAAAACTCATATCGCGCCCATATGCCTCAAAATCAAAATAACTTTGCAGATTTTCTGGAATACTATCAAGAAGTCCTGTTTCCTCTACATATTCTCTTGCCACGTCTTCCATATCTTCACAGTTATAATAAATCATACAATCTTCTTTTTTGTTGATTGCGTCTTCTAAAGAATAACCTTCAGAAATCATAGCTTCTACAATTTCTCGCTCGTACTCGTCCAGATCGTCTAAAGTTTCCGCAAGTTCGTTTAATTCGTCTAAATTGTCATACTCGCCAACTGTCAAGCCGTGAATGTCGGTTTCATAATCTGTAATAAACCACTCTTCATAATAGTTTCCGTTTTCGTCTGGTTCATCGCTGATCCCGATTCTTTCTTTAGCTTCTTCCAGTTCATCATCTGTACATGGAAATTCTACCCATTCACCGATTAACTGACCTTCATTGTACTTGCCTAAGTTTGTTAAATAGATTCTTAACATAATTTCCACCGTTTTAACCTTTCTTTGATTGTCTATGTAGCAATAACTATTTCTCTATTATTTTCTTGTTACCATCTGCATTTTACAGACTGTGGACTGTCTGAAAGTTGATCAGGCTTTCAGGCTGCATTATAACAAGTAAGGCAGACGGTTTTATTTTCCATCTGCCTTTAAATATCCCTTTCATTGCGTTATTCCCTAAACAAATAATAATTCTTTTATCGCTTTTCTTTTGTCTTCTTCACTTGCAAATAAACAAGCATAATAACTTTTTCTTCTGCTTTCCTTACCGGCAAAGAACTTTTCTAGTTGTGCCACACTGTCATTTTTCAAACTTGAATATATGCATATTACACAAGATATAAGTGTCTCATATGATTTCGCATCAAATCCACCAAAATTGAGACTTTCTTTCACAAGCCTGTGGTATTCTTTTTCACATTTTGTTATCGTGTTAAATGGCAATAATTGTTTTACTTCTTTTTTAGTCATTTTTTTATTCTCCTTTCAAATAATTGTTTTATTGCAAATAAAAGAAATATCCGCTTACAAACTTCTTAACTAATGCCTGATTGTAAACATTCCTTTCTTTCCATTCCCTACTGAAATCACTTTCATATAAATCTTTCTTATTTTCTTCGTCATATCCTCTTATACTAAGCGTAAATTTGCTATCCTTATCACTTGAATGTCTGTCTATTTGTACACAGCAATTATCAATGAAATATTTCAATACATAAGCATCCAAACAAGAAATACATTGGATGTCTTCTGTATCATCAAAGAATTTATCCCACGCTGATTTTCTCGCCATACTATCATCCTCACTTTCTCCATTTTCTTGAAATGAGCTTGCAACTTTTGACGGATGCAAGCCCTTAATATCAATATGTGTTTATTTAGTCTCATTTTCTTGTAGAGACTTTAACAGTTATTCCCACTTCTTTCCATTATAGGGAGTCTCAGCAGCCTGTTAATGCTCTGTTGCTTCTCCGGTTGTTTCGGAAAGTCTGCAACTACCTTAACCACTTCTTTTAGGCAAGTGATCTTGATGCTTTACGCATTACCTATGAAATTGTCAAGGTTCAATCTGTAAAGTGGATTTTTGATTGAATAATCTTGAAAGAACTGATATAATAAGATTGTCCAATCGTGAGTAGGTTTAAAGCCTACGTTTGCAGCGTTTGGCGGTTGCGTGGGAGCTGTTCTATGATTTGCGGTCGTTGACAGCTTCCACATTTAGTTAGCCTTTTTTTCTTCTCTTTTTGTTAAAATCATCCTTACTAGATTTGAAACATTAGTGCCTTTCTTTTCGGCTTCATCTTGCAATGATTTTTCTAACTCAGGAGATATATAAACGACTAACCGTTGGGTATTCTGTTTCGGTTTTGCCATTCGCTAACCCTCCTTACATTTTCTATTATAGTGTATTAACAGTGCATTGTCAAGCACTATTTTTATATTTTTAATGCTTTTTATTATTTATTTTCAAAACAAAAAGGACTGGAAAAACCAATCCTTTTATACTGTCCATACTTATTTCCTTACAATCCCATCATGCAGCACTACTATAATTTACAATAGAAATTTCCTGTGTAAATTGTTTCGCCTGTTCTGTGATCTGCTCCAATCTTTTAATAACATCCCCTGTATAGATAACCTCATTACATTCTGTACACTTATAACAAGGGACATTCCGCACGATTAAAAGGCGGTTCCCTAAATCTGTTACGCTTGTTGTATATCCCTTTTCGGCTTTTGCTCCGCATTCCATACATACCATAATTAACGCCCCTTTCTTGTCTTAAAATCACTTTCCCACATATCAGGATCGGGAAAATATGCAGTTATAAGATATATAAAATCTGTATCACAACTTACTACTATATGAATATACTGTGATTTAACAGAAAATCCCAATACCAAACAACTTGCTAGTGGTTTATCGTCTGGATACTGTTTTATAATTTCGCCTGTATTTATACCATTTACAATATCATCAATGCTAATATTTCGTTCATAAAGACGGATTCTAGCATGTTCTGTTACTGCTATGTTTTCAGGTTTATTTATTGCCTTTAACTGTTCTATCGTTATCATTTTACACCAACTTTTCTATTGATATTCTAATTATAACAGATTATTGAATCATTTAAAACCTTTTTATTACTTATCCATGCCCACAAAAGAGACTTTTCAAGGGATATGGCTAAATGCTTCCGGCTTTAATGGCTATGTCCCGGTTGTTACCCGTTGGTTTACCAGCTTTCCGCACCGCCTCACGTTTGATTCTGTTTTTATGGGTATGGTAAATAATAAAACTATGTATTGCTTTTGTTGCTTCTTATTTTTCGCTTGAACATCACATTCCTTTTTGAAAAGCAGTTGACCGCTTTTAATAATGAAGAGAGTGCCATTGTTACTTGACACTCTCTAAGGTTTTATCCGTTCTAAAATTAATTATCTGCACCGATAATCACCGATTCTTTTATACTCGGCTCTTTCCATGGTTTACAATAACTGTCTATTTAATGGTTTATCATACGCCCTTTTTCACCGTGTCCCTACCTACTGCACCGCTAAGATACAGACATATGCTAATTCCAATGTGAAAGTCACTGTCTCTCACTTCCGCTACTAGCACCACGCTATCACAGATCACAAGTTCAGAATCAGCACTTGACAAACTCTTGTCATTTTCAGACACATAATGTAGTTTTTCCGGTTTGCGATGGCATTCGCTGCTACGTCTAAACAGGTTTGTATCCCCTGTTTTCCACGATGTAGTCAGATGGCCGGAACCATAGTCCATTTTTACGCTGGTATCTCTTTTCACGTTTTCCCTATTGGGATGATTAGATGATCAATTATCTTTTCTCTAACCTCGTTTGCAATCTCTTGTTGCTTTGCCTTAGTTACGATCCTGTTAGCACTCCACTTTACAGGACGTTAATAGTTACTTTGTTTTGGGAAATATCTGCCGATTGACAGATTATCAGAAATGCGTTACACTTTACTTGTCTAGGGTAAAAGTGTTTTATACGCTTTTCCGAAATTTCCCTGTTTCGTTTGGAACGGGGATTTTTCTTTTATCGCTCCTGGACTTATTGATGCTGCCGTGATACCGATTTTTGATTTCCCTTGTGTTCCTTACAAGTATTATTATAGACTATTTGCCTTTACTTGTCAATCACTTTTGATAATTTTTTTAATCTTTTTCGATTATTATTTCTGCATGATATCCAAGTGCCTTTAGAATTTTGTTAGCATCGTCAAGTGATAAACTTTTTTTAGAAAGTAATCTATTTAGATTTTGATTAGCTATACCCACCTTTTCAGATAACCATATTTTTTTAATACCATTATTTTCTATTATCTCTTCTATTGCCTGTGATAACTCTTTATTTGTTTTTATTGCCATGTGATCACCTTCCTATAACCTGATATACTGATTTAGATTATTTCATTATACCAGATTATTTCTACATTAAAAAGGTGTAAAGCCTTAATAGTTCAATAGACTTTACACCTTTTGATTGCGATATGTTTCGTTATTATTCTTTTATTTCATCAATATCTGTAAGATTTACACCAGAAACATTAAGTAATGCTTTTATTGTCAGATATTCTTTTTTAAGACTTGCATAAGTCTTTGTTGCCCCCTCTTCTTTTGCAATTAACATATGTCTTTGTATCTTTGCAAAATCGTCAAGTGCTTGTTTTGCTACTTCTATACTTGTTGGCATATAATCACCTACTTTCTATGTTGTGATTGTGCTTTGTATTGCTACAGAATAAGTATATCACAACTTAGGTGCAAAGTCTATTCAATTATCAAGGTGCTTGTTTGGGTTGTATTGCTATCCCGACTACCCTTGTTTTGGGTAGTTTCGTCTTAATTTTCAAAGACTCTTCAGGGGATTTATTTATTTAATTTGTCTATATGTTCTTCTAATAATGCCCTTATTAATTCAACTTCACCTTTACCCCAACCACATTTTTGTAAATCAGAAACTAATTTATCAGAGGATTCATTGGTAAAATAATCTTTTGTTACATCGGTAATTTTTTCAAAAGAACCATTACCGCCATAAACTGAAAGAAGTTCTTTTTTACTTTTAGAAGCTGTCAAGGTCTTGAATACGTTTTGCCCATCATCTACTATGCATTCATATAATTTCATGTTGTGTACCTGCCTTTCGTTTTGTGGTTGTGTGCTGCTATATACTTCTTTGTTTTGGTGCTTTGTTTTATCTTTAACTTATGTATAGATTATAACACGTATTACCTAGATTGTCAACGTAATACCTAGATTTTTATAGCAAAATTATACGCAATTATTTCAGGTATTACCTAGTTATTTTTGTGCAATTTACTGATTGATTGACAACTTAGGTAATACGTGCTAAAATGCGATTTAAGACGATTTTAGAAAAGGAATGTATAATATGTCAAATAGAAAGAAACAAAGTGAATATCAGGCAAAATATGACGCTGAGAACATGAAACAATACAGCGTAAAGTACCCTATTGAGATATATCGGGAAGTTGAAAAAGCTATGGCTGATAGTGGCATGAACCGGAATAGATGGACTACTACCGCAATCGTTGAGAAGCTGGAAAGAGACGGATATATTCAGGGGAAAAAGGATTAATAATAAATGTAACATGGTTGTGTGGCATTTTGATATATTAGATAGCATTATGATATATTTTTAATGGTGATATTGTGATAATGTTGGATAATATGGAAGTAGCATTATGGTATATAAAATAGCATTTTGATATATTTAATTTTATGCATCGAACTCGTCAAGCAAAATTACTTGACAGATGCCTAGACAATATCATTGTAAAGTATTTTTACTTGACAGAATATATGTTTGTATTAAGTTGCAAAAATGGGCAAAGTGTAACTTAAACATATCATAATACTATACTATTACTGTATGTTTTATAGCCCCGGTGGGTTTACATTTTCAAATAAATACCCATTTACCAAAAAGCCCCTATCTATTCCATCCATACGTCACCTTTAAAAATTGTGTCCGAAACACAAACAATTCATAAAATCAATTCGGAAACTTATTCGGTGCCATTTCTCAAAATCCTTACAAATCAATATAATATAAATTTTCTGACAATTTAATCCCTCTCCAAAACTCAAAAATACAACCCAAAAATCTTCCAAAACCCTTGAAAAATAAGCATTATTCCGAACTTGCTCTAAAATTGCATTTCCTGAAAGAAATTTTATACAAAATCACACTTAAAAATCATTCATCAAAATCTTAAAATATCCAGTAAAATCAGTACTTTTACATTCCATCAACATATCAAAACTACTCTCTCACCGAACTCATAAAATTTTTACATCATATTCAATTTATCTCATCACAAAAATTTTTAATAAAAATTTCATCCATACAGAGAATATAAAGATATAAAAAGTGAGCAAAGGAGATAAAAATTATGAATACTTATTTAGTACCAGTAACAAAGGAATATCAATCAATTTTTACCGACATTATGGTTATCTATGCTAACAACGAAAGAGATGCATATTCCAAAGCAAAGATTAAGAAAGGACTAATTCCTATAACTATAATGAATTATCATGATATTCCATACGATTTCTTTATAGGAGAGATAAACTTTTCTGAGTCTTTCTTTTCTGTTTCCAGAAAATATGATATAATCAAACAAGCATTATCTTTATCAACGGAGGGTAGCTGCATGGAAATTATTGATATTTATAACTATATGTACTGGGGAGATTATAACTTACAAATTCAAAAATTAGCAGATAAGGCATTGCCTGAAAAATGGAGTTTTGAAGACAAAAATGATAATTATATTCTAAAGAATTATTTAAAATATACATTTATAAAATTACAGGAAGAAAATAAGGTAATAGAAACTGATACATATTGTGCCTTTGATACTGGATTATTTTCCAAATACTATGAACCAATATATGCTTATGGTGAAATTAATAAAAATGTATCTGAAAATTCTGCAAAATGGTATTTTAAGGAATTTAAGGACACTTATGAGTTGGGTAATCTTGATATTGAAAAATTTCCAGAAAGAGCTGATTACTTTTCTGATCCGTCAAGATTAGTATTTAATTGGCATCTTAATGTAAATAAGAATTATAAACATATCCTTGATGATTTAAGTACATCACAAAGGTTGCCAGACTCTATAAAAAATAGTGATAGACCATTAGAAACCTTAAAAGGGGTTATAGATACTGCCATTCAAAAAGTAATAGCCAATTATAAATTAGCAGTTCCACACTATTATCAAAATAAAATACAACTGCTTGTTCCATTATGTTTTGGGAAAGATGATACTCCTAATGTTGCCTTAGTATTAGACTTAATGAAAAATGGGTATTATCAGGCAACTACATGTCTATCAATGGAAATGGCATATATGGATGCAAGACTTATAGCAAAACCAGAATCAAATTGGCTTGTGGCAGAAAATATAACAGAATAATCATATGTTCTCTAAAGACAGGTGAGAAATCATCTGTCTTATTTTTTTATCTAATATTCAAAACTTACAAATCTTATCAATTCAAATGGAGAAATAATAAATATCCTATATACCACTCTTCTAAAAAACACAAAATTATATCACGTGTACATAGGGGGTATATTTTACATATTTTATTTATTGGTTATGTACTCTTCTATTTGCTAAAAATATAGATTCAAAATTTTTAGTATTTTCAGAAACGAAATGTAGAAGTAATGATCAAGAACTAAAAACTTATAAAAATCAAAGGAGAAAATAGTTTTATGGCAAAACTAACTATCATACCTCAAAAATTTACATTTGAAAAACCAACCATCAAAAATGGTAAAGGTGAAACAATATCTCATGGAATCACTGTAACCATAGATATAGATGCCTTCAAAGCAGATAAAGCAGAAATCAAAAAGGACTTAACAGCTATTTTTGCTGAAGTCCTTGAATACTTTGATTGATTTTACTAAGAGATTTTTCTATAAATGGAATCTTCAATAGAGAAATAACTATTAAGGAGAAAAAATACATAATGAATACGGTTTATATACATACAAGGAATTTTATATCCGAGAAAAGAGAATACATAAATAACCACTACTACTATATCATCAATAATTAATAATAAAAAATCAATCATTAACCAACAACAATCAAAAAGTTTTAAGAGAGTAACTTATTAAGCGATAGCGAAATAAGTTACGAATATATCTTCTCTTGATAATATGAGTCTATTTAGATATTGACTTACACAAAATGACCCCCACAGCGGACCCAAATGAAGAAAAGGATTGTATTTGGGTCTTCAGTAGCAGACCTAAACGCATTTGAGAGAAATTGTATATGAAAATTATTTTATAAAAGAATCAAGGTGATTTTATATTTGAAATGTAGAAATACAAGTTAGAACAAAACTTGTTCTATGTAACTATAAATCAATTTTAATTAAGGAAAGGAATTTTTACAAATGCAACAGATTAACATTAATGAATTGAGATCACATCCACGTAACAATGAATTTTTTGATGATATTACAGGTGATTCTTGGAAAGCATTTTTAGAATCTATCGAATCATCAGGAATTATTGAACCTATTGTAGTAACACAAAATATGGTTATTGTATCAGGACATCAACGGGTAAGAGCTGCTAAAGAACTTGGAATTGAAACTATCATGGTTGATATTCGTAAGTATGACAAAGAAGACAAAGTTTTAAAGGATCTCATTGAAACAAATATTCGTCAAAGAGGTATTGGGAACCCTAATCCCATTAAATTAGGTAGATGTATTAAGGAGCTGGAACGAATTTATGGAGTTAGAGATGGCAGTGCTGGTCAATCCGAGCCGAAACTTTCGGGTGGGGATGTCTTATATCAATCAGACATCGCAGAAATGATTGGTATTTCTGTAGATACTCTTCAAAATTATAAGAAATTAACAGAATTAGTTCCAGAGTTACAGGATTGGGTCGAAACAGGTATTCTTGCACCTACTACTGCTATTGCACTTATTAAGTATATGTCGCCTAGCGAGCAAGAAGATTTTGTTAAATCTATGGATATTACACAAAAGATTACAAAAAGAGAAGTACAACAGTATATTGACAAGATCAAACAGATTGAATCTGATAATCCAAAAGTTAAAGAATTAGAAAGACAAATTTCTGATTTAAAATCAGAAAAAAGTTTATTGGAAAGAAAAGTCAAACTTAATCAAGAAGAATCTGATAAGTATAACAAGTTGAAAACTGAAATTGAATTTCTCACAAAACAGAAGTCAGATTTGGGTAGACAAATAAATTCTGCTACTGAATTAGCTGGTTTAACTGTAAGATTACAGAAACTATTAGAAGATGAACTTGCGCCAATTAAATTTAAGCGTTGTATGGAAACTTTAGATTCCAGTGATGTATGTGTAAGTAATTTAGAAGATATTATTACAAAACTTGATAATTGGTCTTATGAAATGAAGAAACTATTAACAAACAGATATGATGATATTGTAGAAACTCAGTAAAGAAAGGATATTACATATGGAAAATTTAATGAATTGCGAAAACAATAACTATGAAAATGAAAGTACCAATATTGATGAGATATTAGCTAATTCTCAAAATGGTGTAATTGAAGCTCTCAAGATTATAAACAATCAAAATAAGAAAAGAGACGCAAAAATTGAGATTCTAACTGGTGATATTAATTCAACAAAAACAAAAGTAGAAAGTTTAGAAAAAAATACCAATGTGATTTGTTCACCATTCCACTCAAAGAGAAAAAGAAATTTTAATAAATTATGCAAAGCGAGAGTATGGGAATTATTCGGTCATGATAAAGATTCTTGTGAATATGTTTTATTCTCACATTTTCTTTTCAAAAAGATTTATGGAGATATAGCAACTCATTTTGACTTAGATACTTGGCATGATTTAAGTATGGAAAAGTTTGAGGAAGAAAATAGTACATATGCGCAAGCAAAAGAATTTGCTAGTTATTGGACACCTTCTAATTGGTATGTAAAAGAATGTATCAATGGCATGATTTCTAAACGTGATAAAGGAATTCTTAGTCCTGAGAGATGTAGAGCATTAACGGAATATTTGCGAATTACGGATAATGGTGAGATCAATCCGTTTGTAGCATAGGCAGGTGATAACTTGCCTAACTATGTAAAGATACCACGAGAAATAATCTACAACAAAGAACTTGGTGATAAGCGAGTAATCATATTTTCTTACCTGTGTTCCCGTAGAACCTTAGATGATACAGTGGCATTCAGTATTTCGGAACTGTGCCACTGGTCACACTTAAAACCTAATTATCACGATGGAAAGATTAATCATAAATATCTGGAAGTACTAGAACTACTCTCTCACTATGATTATTTAAAATCTTATCCTGATTTTGAGAAACTGGCAAAAGAGAAGAAAAATTCTACAGATTATTACAATATCCAAATCAACACAGAAAAATTTGATATACCTGATAATTTTGGAATTATCTATTTTGATGAATTAGAAAAGATCCTAAATTTCAAAGAAGAATTAAAAGGTGTAAAAATTAACGATGAGGAAATTGACTTACTCCGAATGTCTTCAGCTTATATCCTACTACTCCTCTCTTATCTTCGTGTAAATATGAATCGCAATCCAGATAAACCCTTGTGTTGCTACCGGCTGTATCAAAAAATTACAGAGGATATTGGATTATCAGAACGCTACATATCTCGGATTGTAGAAATGTTAGATGTAATGGATATTATCAAGTTTCAAGAAGGTAAACGGATCAGATATAAAAAACAAGATGATAAATATAGGTTTCTTACTACTCCAAAAGTATTTGCTGATTATATGCATTTTACAAAAGACGAAAAAGGGAATCAGGAAATAGATTCTAATTATGATTACAGAATAGAAATTCAAAAACAGCTTGATATTTTAGAAGAATCACAAAAGAAAATGTAGAAATATATTGTAGATATCACAATGTCAACACAAATATTTCAATCAAAAGGAGAATTATCATGCATATTACATTAAAAATTAACAAACAGAAAAGGAGAAATCACAGTAACTAATGACACAGACAACTAACAGATATGGAATTTATGAAGTAGATCACACAAAATTTGGAGGATTAATTTTTCCATCAGATTTTAACACGGATTATCGAGGAAAAGATAATACAAACGGATCTCAGATAGCAAGTCGTATAGAAGCAGATAAGCAAAGAGAAGAAAAACTTTGGAAGAAAAATCGAGAAGGTATTGAAAGGAATAAAAATTATGGCAAGTAAATCTGGATACATAAATATTGATGAAAATGAAGAAATAACTATTGAAGAACCAAAACCATTAAATTCAGTATCCGTTTCAGAACAGGAAGATGTATCAATTTTATGAGAGATGAAGATTCTGCCACAATCTATACCTCAGATACTACATATATGACAAAGTTAGATAAACTATGCAAGACAAGTCCAGATATATACTCTCTTATCGCAGATACAGGTAGAGGAAAAACATATCGTGTTGAAGATAAGACTCTGATCAGTTTCAGAGCAAAGAAAAGAGAACTATCTGAAGAACAGAAAATTGCTGCTGGTGAACGTATGAGAAAATATCAGGCAAGTAAATACAACTGAGATACCGTTATTTGTCAGGAATCAAATGGTGTACATTAGCGTAGAAAATTCTAATGTACTTATTGATAAAATTATCGACTGTGAAATTTTATACTAAAAAATCTAATGTACAACTTAAAATATGGAGGATGTTTAAAAATGTTAATGAAGAGAAGCTTAAAAGAACTGATGCAACCCCAATTTAAAGGCAACACAATTACGATTGAATTATCTGATTTTGGATATGAGAACTATATTGTTGAATGTGCGTATCACTTTGATAAACATGAAGATAAATATGCTCTTTCTATGTGGTTAAATCGTACCGATTTGGAGGATCGGATGAAGATATCTTCTAAGAAGGTTGATACACAATACATATCAGGAACTAGAGAGTCCATTATAGAGAATATCTGCCGAATTGTACATCATTGTGCCACTGTCACCGATAAGGGAAACGGCAAAAAATATTTTGATTACTTTGTAGAAAGATACGAATATGAACTTGCGTGTTTTGATCGTGGTAATGAGTTATTTGAACAGGAAAGACTGGCAGGATAAATGTTGACCAAAAGTGATTATAGATATTTTGACAAGGCAAGACAGACTGCCAGTATATCTGATTATTATAAAACCCACATTGGATGTGTGTCCGTTTATCAAGGCAATATCATTGGCATCGGTTGCAACTGTAATAAGACTCATCCAATACAGAAAAAATATAATAAGTATCGAAAGCCATCGGAAAATATGTTACCAAAGTTACACGCAGAAATTAACTGTATAAATTCTATCAGACATTTGAATATTAACTTTTCAAAAGTCAAGTTATACATATATAGGATTCGCAAGGATCAGCCGTTTGGATTATCACGTCCTTGTCCTTCCTGTATGGCAGCAATTAAGGATCTTGGAATTAAAGATATTTACTATACAACCAATGACGGATATGTACATGAACGAATAGAGAAATATGGTGTGGGAGGTGTTGCTTAATCTGTGAGATATGTAAAATGAATCCTTGTCATTCCATGTGCCCAAATTACACACCTAGAAAAACATTACACTACTGCTCTTCTTGTGGTGATGGAATTTGCGATGGAGAAGAATATATTAAAAACTTGGACGGTGAGTATCGTCACTATGAATGTTTTCATGGTATGAGGGATTTATTAGAGTGGATAGGATTTGATATTAAGACTATGGGAGAATAAAGTCATGATGAAACCAAAATGGATTATTCCAATAATACATAATCTACCACAATGTATTTATATATGTTGGTGGAATAGCGAGTGGTTTATTGATAAGAACAATTGGAATTGTCGAATTAGATAGAATAGAAATTTCATTGGAGTAATATAAAATGAATCTTTGCACATTTTGTAAAAAGGATGGAAATATAAAGAAAAATTATATTCCTATTTGTGAATATCTTATTCAAACAAAAATAAAAAAACATAAATTAACACGCTTTAGGCCTGATGATATTGTTAAGGAATATTGTTGTTATACAACTCCTTATAAACGGTTCACAATAACAAAGGAAAAAGAAAATTTTCTCGTTAAAATAAGAGAAATTTGCAATTATTTTAATGTAACAATACAAACTGAGTAGATATATCCAGACGTAAGTATTGAATTTAAAAAACAGAATGTCCAAAATATGATAGACACAATCGAAAGAATGTTAGGTGGTGGTATATATACTTGATAAGCAATATAATATGTATTCTGTAGATACTGGGCATTTTTACAGCAATCATGAGAAATATTTACATAATATGAATTGCAAATATCGCAGAGAACGTAATTATGTCCAGAATAAATTACCAGAAATTGAAAAGCAGTTGAAACAGTTTGGATATACAGAAGATGATATTAAAAACTTAAAAAATGATAAAACAGAAGAAGTTAATATTACTGAATCTTCTTATGACACTGTTTCTGAATATTTACATTGGGCAAGGTTAATTAAGCATAAAAGAGAAAAAGCGAAAGAGTCAAAAGCAAAGTTGCTTACTCTTTTATCTAATAAAGTTAATCAGAATGAATTAACAGATGGAAAAGATCATACTCGTACAATCAAAAAAGACAGTTTGAATGATACAAATATAATATCTGTGTTTGACTCTGCTCTCAGTAGAACCATTGGTATTAAACAGGATGAATTAACTGATGCTCTAATGGTGGTTCAGGTTTACTATTTTGATGTGTTTAAGGATATATCCTTTTATGGATTTACATATAAAGGCGAAAAATATAAGTATTTTACTTCTTCAGCAGGACAGATCCGTAAAAAGAAGGCAGTATTTGTTAAAGAATCTGTATGGAATGAGATTGAAAAGACTGTTATGTGTGGTCTTACAATAGATAAAATTAATTCAAAAGGTGGAAACAATGTCAATAAGCATCTGGCTTATATGGCTTTAACAAACTCTGCTACTGATGAGTGGAATGAATTTGATATTGATAAATCCATTGTCATTGATGATTTTGAGACTAATGTATATGATACTTTTGACTTTGTAGATGAGACTGATTATTCAATTACAAGAAAAACTGATTATGTGCCAATTCCTCATACTGACGGAGCTGGTATGATTCTGCCGTCAGTTTCCAGTAAAAACTTTATGTTCCGTGCGCCCTGGATTAAGGGATTATTAGGTGTGTTCAATTTTAGGAAGTTTATAGAAGTTAATAACTACTCTCCTATTATTACAGACATTTATGGTCAGGAATACGATGTTATTAAAGAGGATATACAGGTTATCTTTACGAAAAGTCAGTTCAAGATGTACAAATATTATGACTCATGGGATGAGTACAAAGATGATTTCAAAAAGTATCATTGTAGTGCCGGTAAATGTAATGTTGAAGAAGATAGGATTAAAAATGCCAAAATAAATTATCAGATGCTTCAGACGCTTACAAATATTACTGATGGTGAAATTTATTTACTTACACAGAAATCAGCGGAACGGATCAGCAATGTTTGTAGTTCTAAAGATACTATGATGGATATTTTGGGCATTACACCGTATAACACAAATATGACTGCATTCCAGAAAGCAGTTAAAATGTACCCTGCTTTGCTGAATGATTCATATGCCAAAGATGTGATCCGTGAAGTAAAGAACAGTCTCTTAAAGAAATATCGTAGCGGGAAACTTGAAGTAAATGGGAAATACACTTTTTTACTACCTGATTTCTATGCTGCTTGTGAGTATTGGTTTGGACATATTGATACTCCTACTGGTTTACTAAGTGATAAAGAAGTATTCTGTTGGTTATTTAAGCGATATGAAAAATTGGATTGTTTAAGAAGTCCTCATCTATACAAGGAACACGCAATTCGCTTTAATGTTGCCAATGAAGTTTATGGAGACAGGTCAAAATATATCAGAGAATGGTTTACTACTGATGGAATTTATGCCAGCACACATGATCTAATCAGTAAAATTTTGATGTATGATGTTGACGGAGATAAAAGTCTCGTTGTTGCTGATAAAGATTTTGTAAGAATTGCAGAGCGTAATATGAATGGTATTGTACCACTCTACTATAATATGCGAAAGGCAGAACCAACTCAGCTTAACAATAAGAATATCTATGCTGGACTTAATGCTGCTTTTACGGGTGGGAATATTGGTATTTACAGTAATAATATTTCTAAGATATGGAATGATGATGTATTTATTTCTGGAACCGATGCAGAAAAATCGGAAGCAATTGATTGTGTAAAGAGATTATGTTGTCAAAATAATTTTGTGATCGACTACGCAAAGACCTTATATAAACCAGAATTTCCTCATGAAATAAATGAACAGATTGCTAAATACATAAATTGCAAATTGCCAGCTTTCTTTGAATATGCAAAGGATAAAGAAAAATCACAAGTAAAAAAGCGTAATGAAAGTTTTGTAAATAAGATATATGAGAGAATTCCTAATAAGCCTATAAATACTCGTGGTTTGAAATTAGATAGTATCAATTATAAACATATGATGTCTAATCTCCAAATTATTTGTAGTAAAGAGGTATCTGATTTATATGATGAGTTAAACAAACAATACCGTTATATGATCAATATGAAAGATGAATATATAGATAATCTCAGATATATTGCTTGTAAAATACGAAAAGAATTTGCTATGTTTGGATATTCAGAAGAAACTATCACAGATATGTTAGTAGAATATCTATATGGTAAAGGAAAACGATATAAACAGTTATTATGGTTCTGTTATGGACAATATATTGTAAATAATTTGGAAAGAAATATTGAAGTGGAGAAGACTAAATTTATTAAATGTATTGATTGCGGTGAATGGCTTGAAGTTCTTACTAACAGTAAAAGAATCAGGTGTGATGATTGTTTGCAGCAAGAACGAAAAGAACATAATAAAAAGATGTATCAAAAAAAGAAAAATTCAACCAAGTTGACAAAATAAAATAGACTCGTTATTTACGGTTGAAAAAATGAACAAAAAAATTTTTCAGACGTAAATAACGACAGAAGTTTTGTGCGTATAAGAGAAAGAACAATCATATCGCACATATAACAAAATACGGAGGTATTAAATGTTAAAATTTACAAAGAAAGATATGATTCTTGACAATCGAATTCGATACCAGAATGGAGGTAGAAAAGTTATTTGAATGTTACACAAGATGTTTTAATAAATCAAATAGCAACAAAAGAAGATATAGATGTAGCGACAGTCCGTAAGATATTAAAATCGGCAGAGAATATTATTTTTGACTACTTGTCTTCTATCACTCCATCTGAAGAAGTAAATATAAAACTTTTAAATGGTATCAACATAAAAAGGAAATACATAAAAAAGAAGAAATATTCAAAAGGAATGTTTCAAAATATAGAATGTCCTGAACATGTAAATGTAAAAGCATGTTTATCTAAATATTATAATGGACAGGTTAATCAATATTTGTTTGATAGACAATAAAATTTATCTTCTATTCTATTTTGTCAATTACAGGATTTGAGAATACTGTCCTGTTGCACACAATTACTTCGTCATAAGCCTCAGCCAATAATAATTACACACATGAGGCTGTGGTAAAAAACTTGTTTGTGTAAATAAGAATGCATAAGGGTGTGTATATTGCATCGCACAAATGCCAGCATACTAAGTTTGCCCTGTAGTGGCATTAAATCGGAGTTTTTGTATGCTAATTTTATTAGAACTGAAAATTCTTTATCTCTTAAATGAGTAGAAAGCTGAAAATATTATTTCTTTAGTGGTAAAAGAAAATTTTTGAACAATATAATTTCAAATTATAGATTTAATTCATATCAGTATTTTACTGATAACAAATTGATTGAGATTACAGAAGATATTCCAGTTCTGTTTTAAGCATCTGATATTTGAGAATTCTTTATTTCATAATTTTATTTCTCATTTCTGTCACAGGTGGCGGTGCTGCTATTCTAGCAGTATCGTCATTTGTTCTTTTGGAAATTAGCTCAGTTGGTAGAGCGGTGTTCTTATAAAGCATGTTTGTCCAGGGTTCAAGTCCCTGATTCCCAACTGCTGGCGAGTGGAACGGATACATAAACCATACCAGGCTCATAACCTGTGTGATAACAGGTTCGACTCCTGTGCTTTCAGCAATTCATTTTGTCTGTTTTGTACAAACAGTCCTCCGTAGCACGGCTCTTCGTTAACAGCCAGCAAATTGCAAATATAAGTGTTACAAGATATAAAAATATATTCATGAAAGGAAGATTTCAAATGGCAAAATTAGATAATACACACCAAACAATTGAAAATATTGTAGGTGCAAGAGTTGAGGAAATCAATGGCGAATTAGTTTTAGTGAATGAGGAAGCATTTGACGCTCCTATTAGTATTGTAAATATGTTTAAACAGTATGTTGGACAGGCTATTGATCTTAAATTGGGTGGAGCTGCTCCAATTTCTAGTTCGATGTTTGATGAAGAATGAAAGTAGGTGACTACTCTGTATAATTTTAATGAAGAATTAGCAAAGTATGGATTAACTACTGATACATATGAAAAGGTATGTAAGGATATTTCTGATAAATTAGAAGGAAATAACGATCTTGATTGGGTAGAGATCCAAGCAAAATATAATATTACCTGCAATTCAGATACAATTCGCAAGGCATCTTCTACTATCTTTGGCGGTCAGTTTAGAACAGAATATCTTAAAAATCAAATCTATACCAATCCAGAAGAATTTTCAAGAGAGAAAGAATTAGATAAGAAAATTGCAGATATGCGAAAAGAACGTATGAAATTGCAGACTGCCAATATAGAGCGGAACCGTGTAGATAGAAATGAATCTCGTCAAGAAATGTATTATGAATATGTTGGTAATGTTTGTACCGCTCTTCCACTTCCAGAATTTCAGCCACTATATTATGATTCAGCAGAAAACGAATTAGGATATATCATGTCTCTTGCAGACATCCATTATGGTGCAAAATTTAAAAGTGAAAATAATGAATATTCACCAGAAATCGTAAAAGAACGATTTGAAAATTTATCTGGATATGTTATTGAATTCATTCAAAAACATAAAGTAACAAAACTTTATATAGCTTCATTGGGCGATATGGTACAGGGAATTTTACGTGTTAGTGATTTAAAAATTAACGATTCTACAATTGTTAGATCTACTGTGGAGATTAGTAGGTTAATCGCATTATTTTTAAGAGAATTATCTGTGTATACAAAAATTGAATACTATCATACCCCTTCGGCAAATCATAGTCAATTACGTCCATTAGGAACTAAAGCAAGTGAAATTGCAGATGAGGATTTAGAATATCTTATTGGAAATTATATAAAAGACTTATGTATTGGTAATAAAAGAATTTCTGTTCATTTGGCTGAAGAAGGCAAACAATACATAGAAATTCCAATTATGGGAAATGAAGTTATTGCTATGCATGGCCATCAGTTAAAAAATATAGAAAATTCTATACGTGATTTAAGTATGATGAGACGAAGCTTTATTGACTATCTATTATTAGGACATTTTCATTCTGGTAAGGAAATTCCTAGTTTTGAAGGATGTTGTAATGATACGGAAATATTGGTAAGTCCTTCTTTCGTTGGTAGCGATCCTTATAGTGATTCTATTATGAAAGGTAGCAAAGCTGCTGTTAAAATATATGGATTTGATAGTACATACGGACACATAGAAACATATAAATTTATTTTGAATTAACAAATAGAATACTAATTTTAATGGTTTCTGTAGTATCAGAATTAAATTGGGAGGCTTGTCAATATTATTGAAATCTGAAAGCCATAAACTAGAGACAGTCCAAGTCATTATAAACAAGCAAAATCGTCACGAGTGGACGATTATTATATTTGGCTGACGAGGCCACAAACACATGTATTGGAGAGTAAATGCTACTCTCCTATTTTGATGAAAAACATTGAAAATAAAGGAGATTTTTATAATGGTAAAGAACGATATGATTAAAGCAGTTGCTTCTGAGGCAGAAGTTACAAATAAGGTTGCAGAGGCAGTTATGGATGCCTATGGAAAGTTTTTACTTGGAGCATTGAACGAGAGTCGTGATGAAAAGGTTCCTCTTCCTGGAATTGGTACGTTTTCTGTAAGGCATGTTGCTGAGAGAAGTGGTGTTGCTGCTCTTGCAGGAGGCAAGGAATGGACAAAGCCAGCACATGATGAATTGAAATTTACGATTAGTAAATCTGTTAAGACACTATAATTCAGACTGGCGGTGAAATAACTTTGTATGATGAAATTGTAAAATCCGTAGACCTCACAGACGATGAGTTAATAATTCTCAAAGAACTACTCTTCTATCGTTTAGATGAGTGTGCTTCTATTGGAGAGGAAATTACAGTGAAAGAATTGCTTGGGAAGTTGGAAGATTGAATTGAATGTCCTGAAGACTTGCGTTCAAAAATTGAGCGTAAGTCTTTTTTGTTTAGAGAAGTATATAGTGTCCAATGCGATTTAGGGAAAATCCGTTTAGCTTACTGTTTGTGAAGTTGAATGTGGTGTCGAAGCCTGCATTGGAATTATGGAAATGGGATTATTGGGAGTAGCTACCCAGTAACGTAGAGTCACCTACCTCTCTCCCATTTCTTTATTTAAGTTGAGTAGGTGAGAAAGTAGGAAAAGATAATATGGGATTAATATTACCACAAAAAGTTAAGATTGATGTATCCGGAAATATGGCATCATATTATGAAAAATTAGGATATGAAATACCTCGATATTTTAATAAAAGACATAATACATATTCTATTGTCAACGGAACGACTATTGATGTATCCGTAGAAGACTTAAAACCTAATTCAAATCTTATAGTTGAGTGTGAATGTGACATTTGTAAAAGAAAAGAACAAATAACAAAAATGGAATATACAAGAATCAAATCATATACAGAAAAATATGGATATGATTATCTTTGTTTAGATTGTAAATTTGATGTAATGCCAACCGCAAAATTGAATGTTGGTACTTTTAAGAATAATGATGAAAAAATCAAAAAATTTCTAATAAGAAAATTAAGAGATTTTGTAGAAAAGAATGGATATCCAAAATTTAAGAAAAAAGACTTTAGACCTGAGAATAAAATGCCAACACTAAGAATGTATGAGCAATATCTTGGCGGTGATTTAGTAGATTGGCTTGAACTATGTGGATATAGTTTATCTAATGCAGAAAAATATGAAATAAGAACTCGTGGTGGGCAATCGAAAAATTTAACCAAAGAAGATTGTGTAAATATTATTATGAATATGCAATCAAAATTTAATAGACCATTAGAATACAAGGATTTTAAGAATCCTAATATGGATGAAATTGGTGTAACAATGATTAAAAAATATTGGGGTTCTTTAAATAAAATGAAAAAAGAACTTGGTTTAGAAATTGTTCAAGAAAGCATGATGGATAAACAATTATCTAAAGAAGATTTCGATGCGACTGTAAAAAATATATTAGATTTTTTGGCTAAGGAAAACAGAAATTTTACTACTACTAGAGAGATTCACGAAAGTAGTCAATGGTCGAGTTATGGTACTTTAGATAGAATGAGTAAAAAATATTATGGTGTCAATTTTATAAAGTATTTTAGTAACTTTGGCATTGTTTTTGGTAATCAAGGGCAGGGACTTAATTATGATTTTGATGATCAAGAACATGTTGCAAGTCAATATGAATATATGTTTTCTAAGTTTCTGAAAGAAAATGGATTTATATTTAATAAAGATTATTTTAGGGATATCAAATACTCAAATTTTATTAATAACTATCATGGAAATATGAATTGTGATTATGTAATACATACACAAAACGATATTTTATATATAGAAATTGCTGGGATTATTGCAGATTATAAAACTTGGTATTATGAAAATAGAAAAATATCTAAAAGCAAATCAAAAGAGAAATATCGGATAAAACTAAAAGAAAAAGAACTTATGTTAAAAAATAATGGATTAAAATATTTTATTTTGTTTCCATGCGATTTAACACAAGAAAATTTTACAAACATCATATATAATCCATCTTTACAAGAAAAGCATCAAATAGAAAAATTTTATAAAAATAATATTGACTGGGGAAAAGTAAGAAATATTGGTGAGTTAGATTATTCACAAAACATAATAAGAAATACAAGACCTAAGAAAGAAGTTGTTTAGTATTTTGCTATCACTTCTTTTTTTATTTGAAAGGAAGTGATGTTTATGCGTGGGAGAATTTATAATAATTTTTACACTCCTGAATTATGGGAACAAGTAAATAAGGAAAACAAAAGAATTATTGATGACTTTCTTGCAGAATATAAACAGAGGCAAAAATCAAAAGGAACGATTAGTGGATATTATAATGATCTTAGGATTGTGATGATATACATATTAAAGGAATTAGGGAACCGTTCTATTCTTGAATTAAAGAAAAAAGATTTTCGTGGACTTAGTTTATATTTTTCAGAAGAGTGTAAAATGTCAGCAGCTAGAGTAAATAGATTAAAAAGTGCTTGCAATAGTTTGTTGACTTTTTGCGAAGAAGATGATGATTATGATTATGAAGTAAATTATAGTAAAAAAGTCGCAGGTCTGCCTAAGAAACCAGTCAAGGATGATGAGGATAATTTCTTTTTTACTTTTGATGAATTTATGAAAGTAAGAGATATTCTTGTAGAAAGAGGTAGATTACAAGACGCATGCCTATGGAGCATAGGATTTGACTCTGCTGGACGTAGAAATGAATTGTTTCAAATCGAAAAGCATGGACTTTTAGACGGGAATAAAACAAATATTGTTATTGGTAAACGTGGCAAAAAATTCTGTTTAGTATATCTTGATGATACTAAAGAATTGATAAGAAGGTATTTAGAAGAACGTGGAGAAGATAATATAGATTCATTATGGGTTAAAGGTTCTGGTGATGATAAGCAACCAATTACAGGCGATGCTTTATATGATAGAGTATGTTCAATATCTAAAATATTGTCAGAAGTTCGTGGTGAAGAATGTAATATATTCCCTCATACTATGAGACATAGCAGATTAGAATGTCTAGCACAAGGAACAGATACTCGTTTAGTTGATGAAAACGGAAATATTAGAAAATATCCATTGGAACAGGTTCAGGTATTTGCTCACCATTCTGATGTTAGTACCACCCAATCCTATCTCAAGGATCATTCAGATGATACAATAAATGAAATGTTTGGTTTTTCTGAATAAACCACTTTGAAACTCCAATTTCAAGTGAAATTATTCTTTATATTGTGATATACTATATGACAATATAGCACGATATGAAACAGTATGAGACTATATGAAAAGTAAATCTATTGACACCATGATAAATTTGATATAAGATAATGAGTATAGAAAAGACTCTATATAAAAATGCAAAACAGCATCCGTTAGATGGTTTGAGCCAAATAATCAAAAATGGCTAATAAATTGAATTCATTAACGCATTAATGACCGTGCTTTGGCGAGTGGCGGTCATTTTTGCGTCTTTTATCAAGAAATCTGACTATGTACGCAGAGATTACTCCGCTAACAATGCCAGTTACTAAAGTAAAAATTAGTAATTCACAAAATGTCACTTCTTTATCACCCTCCTTTCTTAGCAAGGGTATCTATCCGATAAACAGAACATTGCTGTCCTGACGTGACTCAAACCACCTAATTTACCATCCCATCTAGCCTAAATGAAACGTTGGATGCTGCTTACACTTATTATTCTACATAATCTCTAAAATATTGTCAATTATTTCCAACAATACAACGATTAAAACAGATGTGTGTTTTGTAGATAACGTCCATGCAGTCATTATCAAGTTTTACACGCATCAACGGCAATAACTGAATCCGTAGTAGGTTGACAACTACCTACACTGTGTTGAGAGGTTCGTGATATCTGCGTTAATGATGACATTTATTGATTTGCGAATAGCAAAGCTATTAAAACTGGGCATCCGGATTCCAATTATAGCTAGTTGGACGCTTCATGCTATACATTGCACATTTATTGAATACTTATATTTGTTAGTCGCCTGATAAGTGTCTAGCAGCAGACCATCAATCTGCCAATAAAGTGTACTTCCTGCCACAAGATATTCAAGCATATGCTATTGGTACGCAGTATGTTAGGTACAGATAAAAGACCAATAAATCTGTATTTGAATACATGGCAGTTTATTTCTTAGGAGAGTCTTCAGTACTCTCCTATTTTTATGGATGTTTGAGCGGAATTGGATATCGCAGCGGTCTGTAAAATCGTGGCTTCGGCACTCCTGGTTCAAGTCCAGGAACATCCACTATATGCAAAATATAAAAGAAAGTTGGTGAATAGATTGGCAAGCAGATTATCTATTGAAGAAGAACGGCTAAAAGTTGGACAAGTACGAACTATAAAATCCAACAACGGAAAGAAAATTGATTCTATTACTCTTCTATTAAGTAACAATGTTGAAGTTCTATTTGTCCCCAAAAATAATGGTACTTTAGAATTTACAATTTCAGATCCTAATATTGATATGTCAAATTTAGATTGTACGATCAATGAAGATGTATTATATGATCTCACAATTCAGATAAAAAATGCGTACAACCAAGTAGTTTCAAATGAAAGAGAGGAACAAGAAACATGAAAATTTTACCAGAAAGAAGTATTTTAGATAATAAATACAAAACAGTTATTAGACCATTAGAGATGGGTGACAGTATCAGAACAGCACAGCAGGAAATTGATATGTTAGCAGACACGCCACAGATTCTAAGATACTCAGATATCGAATTTAAAGGAAGTTTTATTGTATCTAATGGAAATCCAATTCTTAGTGAAGATGAGAACGCAGTTGTAGTTACTATTGATAATATTAATAATAAAGAATTCGTAATTGATGAAAATTTAGAGATTTCTCTTGAAATTGATGCAGCAAAAGTTGCCGATGGTTTATTGGATTCTACTATGCTAACTACAAAACAGTTATATGCTCAGGCACAAATTATTCTTTTTGAAACAAAAGTTAAAAATCGAATCAAGGAATTGCTTGAAATTGCTCGTAGTAATGTTAATGATTTTGAGGTTGTAACTGAAGAAACATTATAAAATAATTAAGGAGTAGTGTATTATTTGAAAAAAATAGATAGGGAATATGGGACTCAAGATAGAAAAGAGATGTTTTATCTAATTGATAACGGCATCTCTTTTTTGTTTGCAAAAACAGATAAAAACGGAATAACAACTTGGAAATTTAAAAAGGAAAAAAGATTGTTTGAATTATTATCTGATTATTATTCAAACAGAGAATAAATAAGTAAATGAATTAAGGAGTAGTGTTAATGTCAAAATTAAAAGAAATTGCAGATAGAAAATTTTTCAAAAACGAATTATCATTATCTCCAAATGGAAAAATCATTTGGAAAAACTGTATCAATAAATACTTTTCTATTCGTTATAATGGTGTTATTTATCGTTTTAAAATTACACAATATGATCAAATGAATCGTATTGTATATTTCACTGATAATATACAAGAATATCATATGTATACAAGTGGATTGTTAAAATGTAATATCGGATTTATTACTGGATTATTAACAACAAAGTTTAAATATTCTATTGGAGAAAATATAAATGGATATGAAATTTTAGATACTAATAGAATAAAAAAGAAAAATGGAAAATCATATCGTTCTTATAAAGTAAAATGTATAAAAGATGGATATATTACAAATGTTGCGGAATGTGAATTAGATATGGGAAACCGATGTCCTGTATGTAGTAATAAAGTAATTATGAGTGGGGTAAATGATATGTGGACTACAAACCCAGAATTGGCTAAGTTATTAGCTAATCCTAATGATGGATATAAATATTCTCAGCATTCAGGTAAATGTGTGGATTGGAAATGTCCTTTTTGTCATTCGTTGATAAAACATAAACAAATTGATGTGGTTTCAAGAAATAATTATATACAATGTCCATATTGTGGGGATGGGTTTTCTTATCCAGAAAAAATGATGAGTAATATATTATCAAATTTGGATGTAAAATTTATTAATCATTATAGAATACCAAACCAAAGTTTTTTATTTAATGGTAGAGATTATACCCCAGAATATGATTTCTATTTTGAATTATATGGAATAAAGTATGTAATTGAAATGGATGGTGGTTTTCACAATAAAGTTCATTTAAAATCAAAATTAACACTAGAACAGGTACAAGAAATAGATAAAAAGAAAGATATTCTTGCAACGCAAAATAATATAACCATGATTAGAATAGATTGTTTATACAGTGATTATGATTACATTTTTTCAAATATCATGAAAAGTATTCTGTCCGATTTATTTGATTTATCAAAAATAAATAAAACAGAAATAAATAGAAAAGCTTACTCAAGTAATATTGTTGAGGCTTGTCATTTGTATATGACTAAAACAAAAAATCTAAATACTATATCAAGGTTATTAAAAATCCCATACGGAACAATTTATAGATATTTACAAAAGGGAGCTGAAATTGGATTGTGTAATTATGATCCTGAGTTTAGTTTAAAGAATAATGGAAATTTAGATTTTGTAGGTGAATATATATACGAATTATAATTTGTAATGAATGTGAGAGGATGATATAAATGTATAGCATTTTAATTAGGGACAAACGCGACAAATCCATATATAGATTCCTTCAGATTAAGGAAGAGATTATGGAGGAAGTGCCAAAAGAGGTTGAAGATCCTGATACTCATGAGGTTCGTACTGAAACAGAATTAGTAGGTACTGGGAAATTTCAGACTGTATCATATAAAGAATCTGACAAAGAAAAATTTGAGCAGAAATGTATAAGTCTTCTCGATAAATATAATAGAACTGAAATTGTTCCTGTATCATTAGAGGAATATGATGTAGATTTACTTTGGAATTCCGATAATGTGTAAAATTACGGAGAGCAGTCAAACACTGCTCTCCTATTATTTGCAAAGTAAACCCATAAGGTTTGGGACTCCGCTGCTAACGGATGTGTTCTGAAAGGAATGGACTTCGATTGTTCTGCTTTGCGTTCTGGTGACGTACCGAAATCTGGTTATAACGGCGCAGTCTTGAAAACTGATGTGTCATGGAGAACATGACCTGTGGGTTCAAATCCTACCGTCACCGCTTCAAATAAGCATTTCATTGGGAGTTATGTTGCAAATATATTTCACTTATGATATTTTTATTTTAAATAATTTATTAGGGTGATTTATATGAGTTGGAAAGACAATATTTTTCTTATGTTAGAAGATAAAAATTATGAATTATACGACATTATGCACTATATACAAGATAATCTTCCAAATAAATTATATAGATATAGATGTTTTAATGATTACACTCATGATGAAATATCTAATGAAACTGTATTTTTATCAAACCCACGCAATTTTAATGATCCATTGGATAGTTTGCCTCAAATATACCAGAATAGCGATCCGTCTGTTTACTCATGGGGCGGTTATGGCGTTTATGCATTAATAAATAATTGGGTAAATAATCGTTTAGAAATATTAGAAAAAATGCGCGGGAATTTAGGTATTGCATGTTTTTGTGAGTGTTGTGATGATTTTTTAATGTGGAGTCACTATGCCAATAACCACCAAGGTTATTGTATAGAATATAATACATATAAATTATACGATTTAGTTATTGGGCAACTTTTCCCAGTGCTTTATTTAGCAAAACATCCATATTATACTTCTGGGAAGAAAAGTCTTCTTGAATCTATAATCGTTAAAGATGAACATTGGAAATATGAAAAAGAATGGCGTATTATATATTCAAACAGGGACATTTCGCGTAATTCACGTTTTATACATCTTACAAATTGTATAACGTCATTATATGCAGGAATAAATTGTAAGGGCGAAAATTTGAGTTATCTATATCATGTTTCTGAAAAATATAATATTCCTCTTAGGTTTATAGAGTTAAATAGAAATTATAAATTAGAACCTGAAGATTTTTGATTTTTAAAGCATTATCGAAAACGAATAAATTGTGAATTAAATAATATTTAAGGAGCAGTTTAACCACTGCTCTATGTCTTGAATGAATTGTTTCATTGGATATTGCTCAAACATTAAATATTATTTTTTATATATTTATCCTTATATCTATATTAATATTATTTATCTGCTTTCAACGTAAAACAATTAAATAAACTAATTTCTATATGTTTGAACTTATTTTCATATGTTTTGTGAATGGTATACATTATTGAAATCCACGGCAACTGTTCTATCAATAAAATCATTACATTATATATTGCTTCCATAATTATCTTTTTTCCTCCTGTTAGCTTCAATTAGATATTAATTAGTTCCAATACTGTATCTTTATTGAATCTATTGTATTTTGTAGTAATTCTTGAATAAAAACAAATTTTTATTTTTACATATTGACAAAACACAGAGACATTCGCTTCCACTCGAAAAATGAAAGTCCGACTCTTTCTATGTGTTTTCAGACAGTCATCATGGCTGTCTTTTTTAATTGAACAAATATTTTTGAAAATGAAAGGATGGTGGCAACATGTCAAGAAAAAAATCACAATCATCTGGCAATAAACCGTTGCCAGCCAATCAGCAAAAAGGAGAAAAAGAATGTAGCTTTTGCCACAATCATAAAAAACTAACAGAGTTTTATATAAGCAAGAGTCCATTATTTTCAGTGGATTGTCGTGTTCCTGTTTGTAAAGACTGTGTAATTAATGAGTCTTTAAATGCAGACGGAACTGTAAATGAATTGGAATTAAATAAGATATTAAAGAAAATTGATCGTCCATATTATAAAGACTTAATCGAAAGCGCGATAAATGGATTTAAAAAAGAACATTCATATGTTGAAGATGATAAAGTTATATTTTACGGAAAAGAAATTTTACAACGATATTTTCGACTAATAGCCATGAGGCAGGATAGAGACAAGTCATATGAAGACTCTGAAAAAGATGATTTCGTCCATAAAACAAGTAATACCCCACAAAGTACAAAAGAAAAAATCGCTCAAAAATACGCAGATATAAAAGATAATAAAACATATCAAAATGAGCAACAAAAGCAAAATACAGATGTCAAGTGGACTAAAGAAGATAAACAAAATATGAAGTATATCATATCTAAACTTGGTTATGATCCATTTGAAGATGTTGGATTAGATGAATTTGATAGAAAATATTGTTTTAATTTATTATCTGGGTACTTTGATACTCCTGGAATATTAGAAGACGGACATAAAAAGCAATGTGTAATTGAAATAACTATGTCCTACTGTCAATGCAGAAAAATTACAGATGAATTAAACACAGAACTTTCAAAACCAGATTCTAACGAAAAAAGAATCACTTCACTAACAAGTGCTAAATCTTCTCTCCTATCTTCTATAGCAACAATAGCGAAGGATAACAATATTTCTTCCAATTACAATAAAAATTCTAATCAAGGACAAGATTCTATATCTTCTATGATGAAGGAAATGGAGAAGAATGGTTTTCAAGAAATTCAGGTGAATCTATTTGATATAAAAACAAGCGAAGCCTTTAAGCAAATAGATGATATAAGCAATCAGAATATTGCAAATCAGCTTACACTTGATAACAACGAATACAGTGATATTATCAAAGAACAAAGGGATATTATCAAAAATCTTGAATCAGAAGTTGATCGACTAAAAGAGGAAAATAGAAATCTTAAAAATCAAATAATTGATTTAGAAAACAAAAAGAGGTGACATGAATGGAAATATATAAACCAATGTCATCTAAAGAACTAAGTCAACGAAAAATTGAAGAATATTCTAAGATGTCTCACATAGTTCAGTGGGGGCGAAAAAATCCCGTGAAATTTTGCGAGACTTTTTTCGGGCTAAAATTAATTGATTATCAAGCATATTGCTTTATGCGAACATGGATAGTTCAATATGCATTATGGGCTGAGTGTCGTGGTGCAGGAAAAGATACTTTGGCGGCTGCTTATTTCATGACAAGATTATTGCTAATCCCTGATTACAGTCTATATATCAGTTCTAATACATATGCACAATCTGTAGAATCTTTCAATAAACTTCGTGATATTGCTTTAAAGAGAATTCCAAATTTTAAAAGTGCAACGGATATATTTGCAAGGGAAGTAGATAAGACTGGCAGTAATAGCGAAACAGGCTTTTTACAGGCTCCTACTTGTAAATTTAGAATATATAATAACTCAAAAATGGAAGCATTATCTTCCAATCTTGAAGCTATTCGTGGTAAACGTGGAGCTGTATGGTTTAATGAAACCGCTTGGAAAACCGCTGAAGAATTAGCTGTTGTAGAAAATTTTGCGAATGTAGATTCCAGTTTTTCAACTTCCACTGAAAAAGTAAGGTATATTGAACCACAGCAAATGCCGTTACAGATTTTGTATACGTCCAGTGTTGGTGATGTAACATATCCATTTTTCGATAAATACAAAACATTTTATAAAAAGATGTTGGTTGGAAACAGCAATTATTTCTGTTTTGATATAAATGCTTATGATGTCTTATATCACTCTACTATTGATGGCGTTCCTATCAAATCTCATCTTACCGAAGATAAGATTATGAAGGATATAGAAGAAGATCCTGATAATGCAGATGTCGAGTTATTTAATAAATTCAGAAAAGGCGGCGGTTCTAATGCAGTTGTCACTATGGATGAACTTATAAGAAATTCTACAACACGTAAACCACTTCTATATAATGACACTGGAAAAAAGAAGTTTATATTCTGTTATGACCCAGCACGAAATTTTGATGGAAGTGTTTTGTCAATTTTCCAAGTGATTAACGATAAAGACGTTGGATATAAATTACGACTAGAAAATGTCGTATCTATGGTTGATCAGAATGCTAAAAACAAAACTCCTCTTCCAATGCCAGCGCAGTTAGAAATTATTAAGGATTTAATGATTAAATATAATGGAGAGCGTGCTGCTGAATGGGAGAATATTGAATTTTACATTGATGCCGGAAGCGGTGGTGGTGGAATTAGTGCAGTTGCCGATCAGCTAATGGATGATTGGACTGATAAGTATGGTGGAAAGCATAGAGGAATTATAGACCCAGACCATAAACAATATGAAACTGCAAGGAAAAAATATACTAACGCAATGCCAATAGTTCATCTTGTAGATCCTCAAGGATATAAAAAGATAATGTATGATGCCATTTCTAAAATGGTAAAACTGAATCTTATAGAATTTGCCAATTATGAAAACAAGGATTATATAATGGTTGAAAATAAAGATGGTGGATTTGATACAGTAAAGCTTACACAAGATGAACAGGTAGCATTAGCACAAATGCATATTGCAAAGCTGCAATTATCATATATGTGTCGATATGACACTCCTAATGGTGGTGTTACCTATGAATTGGCAAAAGATAAAAAAGGACATGATGATCATGCTTATACAATGGCTGAAGGTGGTTATGCACTCGCCAGATTACGAAGAGTTGATTTATTAACTGATCATAATAAGAAAAAAACAAGTCTTGAACATGCCCCAACATTTGCGTCAAGTATAGATTTTTAGAAAGGATGGTGATAAACAAGAATGTCAGAAGAAATGAAATTTGAAACAGATAATATTCAGGAGCAATCAAATGAAGATTTTGATGTTATCTTTGTTTCAAAAGTAGATAATGGTACAGTAGTTGCTACTACCCCATTATCAATTCGTGATCAGAAACTACAGCTTGCATTAGGCCAGTATGACCCAGAAAATAAAAAGTATTCTGTATATCTTAATGAAGGTATATCACCATCTAAATCAATATCTGTTGAAGAAATCGAAGAACTTTCCACTAATACGCAGAATGATTTGAATAAGGTTTTAAGGATAAATGCATATAACAGAAAACTCATTAACAAAAATGACATTGTTGGAAAGACAGTTGAATCAATTGATACCAATATCAATACAAAAATCAAACTTACATACGGAAATGTTGATGAGGGAAGAAATAAGAAAAAGAAGTTAGAAGAATGCAAACGGTTTATTAAAGATTTTAATACTTCTATCAAGGTACAGCAGTTGACTAGAAATGCAATCACCACTTCTTATGTTGAGGGTAACTGGATTTCCTATTTGCGTCATGAGGATAAAGATAATTATACAGTAGATATTTACCCATTGGGCGTTTGTGAAATCACAGAAACAATGATAAATGGAGAGCCTGTTATATGGTTTAATATCAAAGAATTACGGAAAAGACTTCAAAAAGTATATCGAAAAACCAAAAAGAAAAAACCTCTTATGTTTGAAAATATGGAAGAAGAGGTAAAGAACAGTTATCCAAAAGAGGTTTATGAAGCATTTATCAATAAAGAAGATTATGCTGTTTTAGATAATAAATATACCGGCATTATCCGTATCAATAATCTTAACCGTAAATATGGTGTTTCTCCTATTTTGAGGGCTTATACAGATTTGAGTATGCTTGATACTTTTGCAGATTCAGACAGGATAAACAGCAAGGCAAAAGCCAAAAAGATTATTCATCAGAAAATGCGTAAGGAAACTATGGGGCAGGATTACAATAAAGATTTCTTCCCAGAAGTAAGTTATGCGCACTCTAACTTTATGGATGCTTTTAAGCAGAATACCGTTGTTGTTACTTCTCCTCCTACTGTTGAGGAGATTTCTTATGTAGAACCAAAAGTAGAAATGACTTCTAAGGATACTTATAATATCTATCGCTCAAAGGTATTATCTACTCTTGGAATACAATTTTTGATGGATAGTGGATCACAGTCTGTATCTACTGCTTCTATTTCTGTAACGCAGCTTATGCGTACAATCAATGCAATATCTGAACAGTTAGAAGACATTTTGAAGAAGTGGTATCGTCAGATTATTTTGGATAATGGATATCCATTAGATTATACGCCAGATGTGAATGTTATTGATACAGAACAGTTAGAAGCGGAATTAAAACATTCATTGGCTATTCTTCTATTCAGCACAATGAACTGTTCTTATGCTACCGCTTTTGAAATTCTTGGATTGGATATCAATGACGAAGTACAGAAACGTACAATGGAAAATGAGAAAAAATATGATGAAATATTTAAGCCTCATGGAAGTCAGTACACTAATTCTGAGAAACAGAATCCAGAAGATAATAAGGGCGGTCGTCCTGCTGATTCTAACAATAAAGTCAAGCAGCAATATGATAAAACCAGACAGGAGGCATTGCAATAATGGATTATACAGTTGATTGCCCTTGTTGTGGCACACAAATAGAAATATCTATTGATGGTAGTGGTAATGCCACTGCTTTTTTATTGGATAAAAATAAGATTTCACAAGATGAATTATCAAATGATTTTGGTATTGAATTAGGGATTGTAAATATGGATGAGGAGGTGAATGACACTGGATAATATTGTTTTATATAGTTCACAGGTTTATTTAAGTGAAGATAATTCTAATCCTGATTCTTATATTGCAAAGTTTATTATATGTGATTTTGGAAGAAATAAGAACGGCGTTGCTTTAGACAGAAATAATATAGATCAGTGGTTATCTACACTAAAAAATAAGCCTTTAGTTGGGAAAATTAAATTACGCTATGATGGCACTTATGATTTTACCAGTCATAATATGAAAAAAGTCAAAAAAGTTGATGAACATGGAAATGAGTATTATGAGGTTGAATTTGATACAGATGCCTTTGGTACTTTTTTTGATGTTGGAATTGAAACAATAAATGACATTGAATATATTGTTGCTTCTTGTGAAATATGGAAACGATTTTCTAAGGCATGTGAAATCATTATCAAAAGAATCAAAGAAGGAACATTACATACGAGCTGGGAAATTTCTATTGAAGAATCTTCACAAGGAATTGTTGATGGATTGATGACAAAAATAATTAAAGTTGGTAGATTTATTGGTCATTGTCTTTTAGCAAAAGATGTGTCACCAGCTTATGATTCAAGTGGTTTATTAGAAATAGCATCAACTAATTATGATGTTGAATTTGCAGAAGCTCTATCCCAAGACATAATAGGTCAAGGTTTAGATATAGAAAATGTAGCAAAGGAGGAAAATAATTTGCAGAAAAATATTGAAACTAATGTTGCAGAAGAAGAAACGGTTGTTGAAAATCCTGTTGCAGATACAGCAGAATCTACGCAAACTGAAACTTCTGAAACAAAGGGAAATGTTGAAAATACAAAAACTGATGACAATGCAAATACACCAGAGGTATCAGCACTTACAGAAAGAGATTTACGAAGACGTATTGGTGCTGCTTGCGATGCAAAAATGGGTGATACATCTTGGTGTTATATTGCATTTTGGTTTCCAGAGGATAAGGTCGTGTGGTGTGAATACGGTGGTAGAAAATCACAGTTAGACTTTATGAAATTTACATACGAGGTAAACGGGGAAACCGTAACCGTTTCAGATGGAGAAAAGGTTACTCTTACTGTTGAGCCAACAAAAATTAACGATGTAGTAGCTGAATATGAAAAGACGATTGCAGAAAAAGATGATCTAATCGTAAAGGCAAGTTCTGAAATCACTTCTCTTAAATCTGAAAATACTGAACTGTCTCAGTATAAAGAAAAATTCACACAGATGGAACAGGAAAAGGTAGCTGCTGAATTGGCACAGAAAAAGGAAGATTTGATTGCTTCTGTTGTTAAGTCTGGTCAGATTACAAGGGAAGAGATTGAAAAATCAGAAGAGTTTTCTGGATATGTTGAAAATCTGGATAAGAAATCTCTTATGGCTATTGTTGGCGAGAGATTGTCTGCATCCGTAGATAAGAAAAATGAAGCAGAGGTTGAAACTTCTGAAGCAAAAAATGATGTTCATGTAGCTTCAAATTTAAATACTGATGATGAAACCGTGGACGGTGCAACTATTATGAGAAACTTTTTAAGGAAATAAGGAGCTTCCTGTATAATTCAAGTATAGGGAATTCCAAGAAAGAAGGTTGAGAA